ACATCATTGGCCGAAGCCCTAAAGAAGGCCAAGCAGGACGGCCACACCCATGACGCGGTTCAAGCGGGCTATGCCCGAGAGGTCCGGACTGTGGAGACAGAGCTTGGGCCGCAGGTTCCAGCCATCCTTACACCCCAGGGAAGGCCAAGGAAGGGGGAGGTCGTGGAAGCGGCGGAAGTTCACGCGCTCCGGGTGAAGCCCTCCATCTGGCGCGATTTCGCCTCGAAGGCCAAGGCCGCAGGACTCACGCCCAATGCAGCGGCACAGCTCGCTCTTCTGGAGTGGGCGAAGCGCTAGACGTTCCACAAACGAGGGATTGCGTGACACCCCAAAAGTGAGCCCGATTCGGGCGATTTCGAGTCTTGCAACCCGTCACAGAATCAAAGTCACGGGAACGGCGCCGCGTGTCCGGGAGAAATGGCGGCTCGTTACACGTTTGTTGGTAGTGTCCCTGACGGCGCCGAGCATCTGCTCGGCGCTTTTCTTGTCACCCCGTAAACGTGTGACAGATTGCACTATCGCAAGTTTTTTGCGTTTTCCCCTTGTTTATAGGGCACCATGCCCTATATTTATATTGAGGAGAACGAAATGAACCACGAGATCGTCAGCTTCGACCGCTTCACCCGCTTCGAAGTCGGCAAGACCTACTGGTGCCGGAGCCTGTGCGACTACGACACGATCTTCGAGATGACGGTCGTGAAGCGCACCGCGAAGACCATCACGACCGACGAGGGCAAGACGCTCCGCATCTTCACGGTGATGGATGGAACGGTCGAGCAGGTCCGCCCCCACGGCAATTACTCGATGGCCCCGATCATGAGCGCCGAGCGCTTCTGGAACGAAGAAGCCGCCCAGGCCGAGGAGAACTGAGATGCAGACCTACAAGTGCCCCAAATGCGGTAGCGAGGATGTGAAGGTGATCGGCAAGGCCGCCGCCCATCCCACGGAGCAAGGCGTCGAGGACGCCGAGCCGATCACATGGGACGAAACGAGCGAGGCCTACTGCAACGGCTGCGACTGGTCCGGCCAGGGCGGCGACCTGACCCTGAGCCCCGCGTCCTGGGAGACGGACGGCGGCGTACTTCTTCCTGAGGAGGACTGACATGACCATGAACGAATTGAAGCACACGCCGGGCCCGTGGCGCGTGGACGAGCGGATCCTGTCCAATTCGGTTTGCGTCTACACGGTGGACCGGAAGCGCTTCGTGGCCGACTGCGGGGGCCTCGGCGGCATTCCCGAAGACGACGAGCTGGTGATGGCCGATGCTCGGCTGATTGCTTCCGCGCCGGCTCTCCTGGAGGCCCTGGAGGAGATTCTCCGCAACGTAGCGCCATGGGCGAAGGCTGACACGATGGCCGGTCGGCTTGCTGGCATCGCCAGCGCCGCCATCGCTAAGGCGAAGGGGGGCGCATGAGCTTCGTCCACCGCTCCCATGGCCCAAGCCTGCCGGGCATCTCCCTCGTCGCCGCTCAGGGCGAGGTGCTGATCCTCGCAGAGGTCGCCCGCGAACGCTGCGTCATCAAGCGCGAGCTGCGGCGCCGTGGCGTTGCCTTCCACAACGAGGACAGTATGGAGGCCCTGGCCGGCCTGCTGCGCTTGGCCCGGACCATCGACCAATCGGAGCGACAGATGCCTCCCCTGGTGTATCGGTCCATTCTCATTCGCCTGGAACAGGTGCCGGGCGGCTACGTCGCCCACACGCTCGGGAAGGCCTTCGGGCCCTTGGCGCTGCCGGAGGCCGCTGAGGATGCCGCCATGCACTTCATCGACTCGAGGACCTGAACTCATGGAACGAATTGCCCTGAATGCCGCCATGTCCGCCGCCGTCGAGGCCTGGGCCGCGACTCACGAGATGCCCGGCTCCGTGCGGATCCGAAAGACCTACATCGAGGGCCCGGCCGAGAAGCTGGCCCTGGTCTTCCAGCAGCTCGACGCCTGGAGCCAGGAGCCGCACCGGAAGGGTGTGAACCTTCTGCTGGCCCGCGCCCCGGAGCAGGTGGCCGCGCTACTCCCGGCGGTGTGACTGATTGCACAATAGCAAGATTCTTGCACTTCTTCCTTGCTTTTAGGGCATTCTGCCCTTTACTATAACTGTAGTCAATCCCGACTACAGCGCAAGGAGGAAGCCATGAGCTTCGCTGTCCGCAACCGTCACGCCGCCCACCGCATGAAGCCCCGCGCCCATGCGTCCCACCTTGCGCGTGACTCATTACCGGCCTTGATCTGAGAGCGGGGGAGAGGGCTGGCACCCTCTCCCCCCTTCTCTCCCCTTCGGCAGTCCACAGACCCCTTTCTGCGGAGCCCTGACCCCATCCCTAAACCCGAACCAAGGAGAACACCATGACCAAGAAGATCGAAAGCCACGACGGCGGCCGTGACGGCGCCGTGAAGACCCTGCTGCTGGGCGGGCACACAGGCCGGATCCTCTCCGACGAGGACGGCTGCAACCCACGCGAGTGGGACAACATCGGCACGATGGTCTGCTTCCACCGGCGCTACGAGCTGGGCGACAAGGACCACGGCTACCGATCCGGCGACTTCAACGGCTGGGACGACATGGAGAAGGCCATCCTCCGCGACCACCCGGGCGCTATCATCCTGCCGCTCTACCTCTACGACCACAGCGGCATCACGATGAGCACTGGGCCGTTCTCCTGCCCCTGGGACTCCGGGCAGGTGGGGCTCATCTTCGTCTCGGCCAAGCGGATCCGCGAGGAATACGGCGCGAAGCGAATCTCGAAGAAGCTCCGCGAGCGCGTCGAGGGCTACCTGCGGAACGAGGTCGAGGAGTATGACCGATACCTGCGCGGCGAGTGCTATGGCTACGTGATCGAGGACGAGGCCGGCGAGGAGGTGGACTCCTGCTGGGGCTTCCTGGGCCTGGGCTACGTGACGGAGCAGGTCGAGGACCAGCTCCGTCACTTCGAGAAGGCGGGCTGAAGCGCCAGGTCTGAGGGGTGTGATAGATTGCACTTAAGCAAGTTTTTTGCGTTTCCCCCTTGCACAACAGGGCATATTGCCCTAAACTATATCATAGAACAAGGAGGAACCACCCCATGAGCACCACGGCAGCCGAGATCGAGAAGACCCTCCGGGCCCTCATCACCTGCAACGACGACGCGAACCTGGAGCTGGAAGATGCGACCGGCCGCGAAGTCTCCTTCAACTCCGTCCGCTCCTTCGAGGATGCTGGCGTCCTCACCGCCGACTCCGGCCTCGTGCTCACCCTGAGCGACGGCTCGAAGTTCCAGATCACGATCATCAAGAGCGGAAGGTAAACCGAAACCGGGGCTCGAGAGGCTGGCACCTCTCGGGCCCCTTCCTCTACGCAAGGAGAGCCCCATGAACACCCCCCGTATCTTCGTCGGCTTCGTGACGAACCCCCTGGTCGGCGACTGGATCGACAACGTGGGCACCGTCTGGTGCATGGGCCAGGATTGGGATTCGCTCCTGAGCGCCTTCGAGGAGGACCTCGCGGGCATCTACAGCAGCGCGGCCGACTTCGCAGAGGAGCACTTCGCAGAGGCGAATCCCCGGCTGGCCTACGACATGCGGAACGCCCTCGTCTGGGACGACGTGGATTGGGAGAAGGTCTGGAAGGGATACGAGTCCTCGACCTTCACCTCTGCGGACCTGCCCGGCACGACCGACGTGGCGATCTTCTACGTGAGGTGAGCCGTGAACCACGCCGCCACCCTCTCCCTGTCCCTGAAGAATGCCCGGCGGCACCACGTCGCCGGGCTCCCCTGGACGAAGCTCCTGACCTATGGGGCGTGGCTTGCGCTCCTGGCCTTCCCGGTGGCCCTGATCGTCCACTACGAGGTCGAGCAGGCCCGGCTCAACGCCCCTGTGAAGGCCGCCGTGGAGCAGGCCCAGCAGGACGAGGCCCGTTCCATCCACGCGCTCGAGCAGGCGCTCGGGCACAAGCTCGGAGGCGAATGATGAGCAAGGAGCCGAACTACTTCCCGCGCAAGAGCGCCTACACCGAAGAACGCCAGCCCATGCGCGTCACCGGCAAGCGGGCCGCGTCCCCATCCGGCGAACGCTCCACCGTCACCGACGAGATCACCGGCAAGAGCTACCGGATCCGCCGCGCCTCGTGCGGCCTGAAGTGCCGCTGCGATGCGGTGATTCTCCACGAGGTCGAGGTGAAGCCATGAGCCGCATCGGCAACCGCAAGCACACGGCCGCATCGGTGGAGCTGATCCTCGAAGGCAGCGGCCACCACGTCGGGCAAACCGGCGTGAACGGCAACCGGCGCTACTGGCTGAAGGACCCGCAGGGCCGCAAGGTCGAGGGCACGGACTCCATGACCCTGGACACGCTGCTCGGCCACATCCGAGACAGGAAAATCGCATAGGAGCCCGCCATGGCGATGATTCAACGCACCTGCTCCACCTGCGGCCAGAAGTTCGACGCGAGAGAGGCCGACGTTCGGCGGGGCTGGGCCAAGTGCTGCTCGAAGTCCTGCGCGGCGAAGCGCCGCGAGAAGAGGCTGAACAGCAAATTCCCCAACCGCCGAAGGCCTTGGATGGACGCGGACGACTCCGAGGAGGACGACGTTCATCCGTTCTCCGAGGAGGCCGTGCAGCCCGTTGTCTCCTTCTGTTGAGGCGCCCATGAGCACCATCCAGCCATCCCTATTCGAGGAAGAGGTCCCGCCCGTCGTCCAGCGCGGCGAGCGCGAGAAGCGCACGGGAACCTGTTCAATCTGCGGGCGGGCACTGTCTGATCCCGAATCCGTCGCCGCCGGCATCGGGCCGGTGTGCGGCGGGCGCGGCCACTCCTATTCCCATTCCACCAAGGGCCCCGAGAGCGAGGGCCCGAAGATCGAGGAGATCACCATGAAGGCGAGCCTGGACTTCATCTGTGCGTTCAACCCACGGCCGGCATACCCGAAGGAGGGTGCCTGCCGGATCCGCGTCTACGACACCCCGAAGGGCCCGCTGGTCCTGATGTCCGAGGTCCAGGGTAACCCGGGCCCGAGCGTCACGAACGCGGCCGAGTTCATCGTGAAGCAGGTGTCCGGGCGCCTCGGCCTGAAGGAGGCCATCTTCGTCGAGCACTACGACGGAAACAGCTACGACACGGGGCGCGATGCCATCGACTTCGACCTCGTGACGATCAACGACGGCACCCCGAACTGGAAGCACCTCCGCGCCGAGGACATGGAGGAGCTGATCGGGATTGTGGCGATGGACGAGCTACGAGAGCAGCACATCACGGGCAATCGCAAGGCCCGGGGAGGGAAGTGATGGCAAGGAAGCAACCCACGGCGCCGCCGTTCTCCTGGATCAAGGCCCCGCTGGGCTGGTGGTTCAAGGGCAAGGGGGGGCGCAAGCTCGCCCACATCTGGAAGGGGCAGGACAAGCGGACCCACGCGGTCCTGCTGAAGAAGAACCGCGAGAACGTGGTGCTGGACCCCTTCGAGGAGGAGGCCGTGGCGATGCGGACCATCGCAGACGCGCTCACGCCCGCCGCGCCCGAGCCCGAGAAGACCGAGGGGGCGGCATGATCCTCTTGAAGCTGGACCCCGAGAAGGTCTTCGCCGAACACCCCGAGGCGAAGAAGGAGTTCCTGGCCTGGGCGATGGGCGACCACGAGTTCCTGGCGAGCTTTGTGGAGCTGATCGCTACGGGCTGGAGCCCGGAGGACTCGACCCCGTGGAGGCTCGACGAGCTGCGCCAGAAGCTCCACGAGGCCATGGGTGACACCTACCACGCCGAGGCCATGCGCCGGGTGCAGGAAGCCGAAGAAGCCCGCCGCGATGAGCGAAACCGGGCGCTCGACATCGAGCTGCGCCTGAAGGCCGTCGAGGACATGCTGCCGCAGGTCTTCAAGCCGGGAGGCGAGCACAAGCTCGGCCACCTGAAAGAGTCCAACCGCCGGGACTGCCCGGCCTGCCGCTTCATCGCGGCCATCAAGGGAGAGGAACTGTGAGGCTCGTGAACATCACCGAGGATGCCGCCGCGCTGGCGATGGCACGGAAGGCTGGGGAAACCTTCAAGGGGCGCGACCGCGCCTACACTGAATCGCAGAGCGAGGATCCGAAGGCCGGGGAGTTCTTCATGGTCCGCTGGACCCCGTTCTCCGTGCTGGTCGTGAAGCTGGAAGAGGCCTTCGAGCCTCGCGTCTACGAGACGTGGGCGCTGGGCGTCGGGGAGCTGCCGCCGCTGAAGGGCGACCCCTCGACCTATGCTCACGCCGCCCCGATGGAGGCGGTGCTGGCCGACCTCCGCGACATGCTGGGCGACCATGCGAAGGACTGGAACATGGGCGACTGTGTGGAGGCGATCAGGATCCAGCTCCAGAACGGGCGCAGGGCGAAGACCGACCTGGAGCTGGAGTATGAGACTCGGCAGGACCTGCGCGAGAAGATGGGCGCGGATCCGGCCGTCACCTTCGAGGGCGCCGTGGAGCAGCTCATCGCCGAGCGGAACCGCTTCACCGCCGACGCGCAGTTCCACATGCGCCGGGCGGAGGACTCCGAGATCCGGGAGAACGCCCTGCGCGGGGACCTGGAGAAGCTCCGGGCCGCCTGCGAGGAGCTGGAGCGTTCCGTGGCCGTCAAGGACGCCCTCATGGAGGAGATGATCCAGAAGATGCGGCGCATGGAGGCGGAGGCCCACGAGTCCCGGTCCTTGCTCCGAAACGCCCAGGAGAAGATTCACGGGCTGGAGGGCGCCCATGCCTGACCCGTCCCTGTTCGACCTCTTTGGGGAGGAGCCCTATGCCTGAAGTCCTCATTCGCCTCGTAGAGGAGCCGCTCTATGACGACAGCTCCATGGTGATCCGGCTCGAGGAATACCGGGTCGTCCGGCGCACCTCGAAGGGCGCCTGGGTCGAGCGCCGCCCCATGGGCCAGTGGCAGCCGAAGGCCGAGAAGCTCCGCTTCGTGCTGGACGGCGACGGGAAGCGGTTCGCCTACCCCACGGTGGAGCTGGCCCGGGAGTCGCTCATCCGGCGCAAGGAACGCCAGATCGAGCACCTGAAGATGAGCCTGATCGTCGCCAGGGCCGCCCTGAAGGGGGCGCAGGATCCCGCCTTTGAGCCCAACAGGGTTTTCCAGGACGAGACGCTGGCGCCCTTCCACTCCTACTAGCCCGCCGCCACGAATCAAGAGAAAGCCCTGATTTTTCAGGGCTTTTTTTCGTTTCACCCCTTGCATTTCGTAGCCCATAAACTACAATTATAGTATGATCGAAACGGTTGAAACCCACGAGTTCACGCGATGGTTTGAAAACCTGGGGAGGAGGGATCCAGAGGCGCAGGCCGTGATCGAATATCGGCTCAACCGCCTGAGCGACGGATTCGCTGGGGACGCTGGCCCCGTTGGTGAAGGCGTCTCCGAGTTGAGGATCCACCACGGGCCCGGCTTCCGGGTCTATTACCGGCAGGAGGGGAACATCATCATCGTGCTCCTGGCCGGCGGAATCAAAGATACCCAGCAGGCCGACATCCGGCTCGCCAAGAAGCTCTCGAAAGCTCTCTGATAGAGGGAACCATGACCACCATCACCAAGAATCCCAAGGCTGCCACGGTCGCCAAGCTCGTCGAGAAGAAGCCCGCTCGTCGAACTGCCCTGAACGGCGCTGCCGCTGCCCAGGTCGTCGTCCACCTTCGGCGCCGCGCCGGCGCCGCCATGGCCGCGCTCCGAGCCCACGGTGGCGTTGCTGTCGTCACCGATGCGTCCGCCCTCGTCTCTCCCGACCTGGTTGCGCGGATCCGGGCGAAGACCACCCCGCACGACCCCGCCCGCTACCTGAAGACCGAGAAGGGCATGGCCGCCTACCTTGAGGCCGCGCTTCAAGAGGGCGACCCCCGGGGCATCGCCATGGCCCTCGGAAACATCGCCCGAGCGAAGGGCATGACGGACCTTGCCCGCGAGACTGGCCTGAACCGGGAATCGCTCTACCGGGCGCTGTCCCAGGACGGCAACCCCGAGATGAGCACCGTCATCAAGGTCCTGAAGGCCCTTGGTCTCCGCCTACACGCGACCGCTGCGGTCTGACCATTCTTAGGGCATCCCGTTTCCCTTAACCACTGTTATAGGAACCGTCCCCGAGAGCCCCGCCTGCCCCATCCGGCACGGCGGGGCTCGAGCTTTGACGGTGTGACGAATTGCACTTCAGCAAGAAAATTTGTGGCCCCTCTTGCATTATAGGGCATTATGCCTTATAATATAGTATCGAGAACAAGGAGCCCACCATGATCGTCAAGCTCGAAGGCAAGTCGGTAGCCGAGGCCCTCTTCCCCTGCACCGATTGGGACGCCGCTGGGTTCCGCTACCCGAACCCGATCCCGTCCTGGCGGAAGGATCGCGCCATCGCCTGCAACGTGACCGTGACCGGCAAGGTGCCCTCCCTCTACAACGGCGGTTGGTGGCTGCGCGGCCGGATCGAGTGGGTGGGCGACGGCGAGCCCTCCACCTTCGGGAAGTGCTGGATCCTCTGCAACGCGATGGGCGAGATCGACACCACCGAGGCCGCCTAACCTTCCTCACCCCTGAAACCTTCGGGAGGCCTACGGGCCTCCCAGCCCCTTCCACGGAGATCCCGATGAACATGACCCACACCCCCGGGCCCTGGCGCTGCAACGACTTCGGCGAAATCTTCGCTGACCCCTTCTACTCCAAGAAGGTGGCCGAGGTCCCCGTGGTGAGCAAACACGCCCCATTCGCGCACGGCGAAGAGATGGCAAACGCCTCCATCATCGCGGCCGCGCCGGACCTGCTGGCCGCGCTGATCCAGATGAACCAGCTTTTCGTGAAGGTGGACCTCACCGAAACCGAGGCTGAGGTCTGCCGGATGGCCCTGGCCGCCATCGCCAAGGCTGAGGGGAGGGTGTGATGGCCGAGATCGAGAGGGGCGCCCGCGTTCGCATCACCCAGCCGCTCAAGAGCCGACCCACGGAGGTCTTCGAGGCCCGCGTGAGCTGGGCGGAGGACCGGGGCGGCTTCATCTACTTCGGATTCCGGCCGTTCGACAGCAAGTTCGGCGCCTGGGGCTGCTGCCGGCACTACAAGAACCCCGCGACCCGGCCTCCGTTCGCGGCCATCGTCGAGGTCCTGGAGGGATGAGGGGCACCAGGTCCCGTGTGATGAATTGCACTAACGCAATTTTTCAGGCGTTTTCCCCTTGTTAATAGGGCACTATGCCCTATTATTATATTGAGGAGAACGAAATGGCCCAGACCCCCAAGACCTTCGACATCGACCCCCGGATGGCCGTCGCCGCCCAGGAGGCCTTCGAGAACCTGCGGCACCTCGTCATGGAAACCCTCGGCGAGCTGGGCGTCGCCACTTCCGCCGAGGTCGCGTCCTTCCTGGAGATCCCCGAGGTCGTCGTGACCTCGATCTATCAGGACTCCTACGACGACGGGATCACCCTGAAGCTCTCCGGCGACCGCTGGCAGCTCCCCCCGGACGCCGAGAACTAGACCACGAACCCCGCCCGGGGTAGGGCTGGCACCCGCCCCGGGCCTTCCGCAAGGAGAACCCAATGGCAATCACCACGAGGCAGCAGGCCGCCATGCAGGCCTTCGACGCCCCCCAGGCCCACAGTGAGGGCTTCCAAAAGATCGCGGCGTACCTGAGCGCCAAGGTGACGCGGGAGACGGTCCTGCGAGCCTGCACGAACCAGGGCAAGATCCGGGCGAGCAAGCCCAAGGACGGTGTGTTCGCCTATATCTGGCGCTGGGCCCGGTTCCACAACGGCGCGGACCCCTGTATGCCCTGCACCATCGAGTTCGACCTCGACGGGCAGCTCGAGCGCGACGGCGTGGGCGTCATCCTCGGCACCAAGATGACCGTGAGCCGCGAGGAGGCCCGCTTCGTCCAGGACATGCTCGAGGTCTGGAGCGACTGGCTCATCATCCAGACCGGCGGCAACCCGATGGCTGGCGCCCGGCGCTGGGCCCCCCTCCTCGGCCTCCAGGCGGGAGGTGTCCTGTGACCGAGCGCGAGAGCGTCCTGGCCCGCGTCCGCAAGCTCCTCGCCATGGCGAAGGGCGGCACCAAGCACGAGGCGGAGATCGCCCTGGGCCGCGCCCAAGAGTTGATGGCCCGCCACAAGATCACCGAGGCCGAGGCCGCCGATCCCGAGAGCCCCGACGCCCCGTTCATGTGCAGCTCGGAGGCGCTTTGCCAGGGGATGAACCTTCGGAAGTGGAAGGCGCTCCTGGCCGTGACGGTAGCGGACGCCTGCGGCTGCACGGTCATCCGGCATTCCAGGAAGAACGGCTGGAGCGCCGTCTCCCCGGTGGGCACCGAGCAGGACATCGAGCTGTGCCGGTCCCTCTACGCCTGGGCCGAGCTGAAGATCACGCGCCTCGCCCTGCGGGCCTGCGTCGGCCAGGAGGGCGTCTACCGGACGAGCTGGCTCCATGGCTGCGTCCTGGGCTTCGAGCGAGCCCTGGCGACCACCCGGGCGAAGGTTGTGGAGGAGGCCCGCTCCGCCGGGCAGACCTTCGGCCTCATGACCGTGGCACGACGCCAAGCCGAGCTGGAGGCCTTCCGTGACGAACAGCTCACCACGAAGAAGCCCCGGGAGATCGGCGCCCCGATCCTGGACCGCGAGGCCTTCAAGGCGGGCGTCAGGGCCGGGCTCGGCATGAAGGCCCCGGGCCAGTCCATCGCCCCTCGTGAGGCGGCCGGGGCCCTGAGCGCGGGAGGTGTCCTGTGAGGCTCCCGAGCGTCAAGGCCCTGATCGCACACGGCCTCGCCGACACACGGAAGAAGGCCGAGGAGATCCGCGACGCCCTCTGGAACGGGGAGCACAAGGCGGTGAACCGCCTGCTGGAAACCTGGGGCGTGGAATCCATCTGCGTCCCCGAGGGCTGCTTCGACCGCTGCGAGACGCCCCGGCACGAGATTGAATACTTCAACCCCGGCGACCCCTACACCGCGACCGTCATGCGGATCGACAGGGGGAGCTGGTTCATCGGCTGCTGGGGCGATTCCCTGTCCTGGCTGGAAAGGAGCTGACCATGAGCAAGATGTCCGATGTCCTCCCCCCTCCCCAGCGCATCCCGCGCAAGGTCGTCCACCTGGGCAGCCCCGGGCAGCGCGTCGAGTTCCGCACCGAGGACGTGCCCGGCAAGGGCGTCCAGATGGTGCTCAAGGTCTACGAGGGCGGAACCACCGACCTGATCGCCACGGTGAATATCGGCGACCCGTGCAGCGCCGCCCAGGCCTGCTATGAATACGGATACCCGGAGGCCACGCTCGGGCTCGAGCGCGGCTCCCGTCGTTACGCGACCCTGCTGCGCCGGGCCAGGAAGGGCCTGGGCTACACCTATCCATGAGTTCAGCCATGAGCGAGAACCCCGTCGTCGAAGTCACCTTCCGGGCCGAGCGGCTGCGCTTCGGCACTATTATCACGGCCGTATTCCCGAGGCTCCCGGCGTCCTGTATCGACCCGGACCTCATGACCTGCTACGCGCACATCGGGCAGCACGGCTCCTGCTGTCGGAACTGGATGCGCCGCACCCGCCGGGCCACGGACGCCGAGGCGGCATCTCTCAAGGCGGAGCTGGAGCGCATCGGCTACCGCCTGAAGGTCGTCAAGCGAATCTCGGGCTGGGGCCCGAAGATGGAGAACGCATGAACCAGAGCACCGATCAAGTCGCCCGGGGCCTCGTCGAGGCCTCGCTCCGGGCCCCCAGGGTGAAGTATCCCTGGCCTACATTCCTTCACGTCGAGGGCGAGCCAGAGAACCGCGACCTCGTGCTCCAGGACCAGGAGAGCTTCTGGATCACGGTGAACGGCGTGAGCGTCTACGTGCAGCCGACCGAGCGCGGCGTCCGCGTGGATCTCTTCCCCCTGGGCGGGTCCACCGAGGCCCCCATTGACTCGTGCGAGGCGGAGGTGGAACTGGCGGAGATGTTTGGGTAGGCGGCTGTGACCACTGGCACAAAGGGGGCCTCGGCCCCCTTTTTTTTTGTCTACACCATGGCTTATAGGGCATTATGCCCTATAATATAGTATAGAACAAGGAGCCACCATGGCCGTCACGATCAAGCGAGCGAAGCAGGGAGTCACCTACAAGGCCAACGAACTTCCGGCCTCCATCAGCGAGGAGCGAGTGGAGTGGACTCGGCTGGGCCTCGACGAGGAGTTCAACGTCATTCTTCACCGGGAGGGCCGCCGGATCGAGGTGGTCGAGTGCGTCTGGGACGAGGATAAGCAGGATTGGGACGACCGCACGGTGGCCCCCGAGACGGTGAACCTCGTGGTGGTGGTGCCGTGAGCGCCGTTCGCGTCCACGCCCCCGGCCCCTGGCACCTTGGACCCGGCAGCATCAAGAACGCCGAGGGGGAAGCGGATCCTCAAGGTTGAGGGCGCCCCCGAGACGAGGGTGAACCCGGCGGACATCCGGCTGATCGCCGCTGCCCCCGAGCTGCTGGAGGCCCTGCGCGTCGCGGAAGGGTGCCTCGTGGCCGCGCTGGGCGACCTCGGAAAGGACTACCTCGGCAGCGAGGTCTGCCCTCTTGTTATTAGGGCAAAATGCCCTATAATATAATCAAGGAGAACAAACCATGACCCACAGCATCGCAACCCTGAAGGCCCTGGCGGATCCCACGCTGCGCTGGACGAAGATCAAGCTGAACTGGACCCAGGCCCTCCTCACGAAGGCCGAGCTGAAGAAGCTCCCCGCGATCAAGGCGACCGAGGGCCAGGGCCTCGAGGCCAAGGCCATCGTCCACTTCTTCGGCGGCCCGGTGGACTTTTGGGCCTCCGAGTTCAACCCGGAGGCGGGCGAGTTCTTCGGCCTCTTCAAGCTGGGGAACAACGAGCCCGAGCTGGGCTACGTGAGCGCCGAGCAGCTCTGCACGACCTTCTACCCCGTGACCCTGCGTGGCAGCGCCTCCAGCCGGACCTTCAAGATGCCGCTGGAACGCGACCTCTACTGGAACCCTGTGGCCCTGTCAGAGTGCGGGAGGAAGTGAGATGCAGGTTGTGAATCGGGCATTTCGCCCCATAATGAGGCATGGAGGAGATCCCATGCCCCGCAAGAAAAAGGACGACGCAGAACCTGTCTTCCGTGGTCGGCCCCTGAGCCTGCCCGGCCCCATCGGATCCCTGGCCCGTGAGATGGGCGGGCGCGACAAGATGGCCGCCGCGACCGGCGTTGACGAGAAGACCATCTATCGCTGGGCCCACGACGGCCGCGTGGGCTCGAACCCGCTGAAGATCCTGCTGGCCGACCTCTTCAAGAAGCACGGTGTCACGGATGGCGTGGAAGCCTTCCTGAACGCCTCTGGCCCGATCCCGCGCGGCGGAGTTCACCCCCGCCTGAAGCTGGGGACCAATCGAAAGGACAAAGCATGATCTTGATCGAAGCCATCAACGACGCCGCGGCCACCGTCCACGCAAACGCCCGCGCCAAGGGCTTTTGGGACGGCGAGCGCAACGATGCGGAGGCCATCGCCCTTATGCACTCCGAGCTGTCCGAGGCTCTGGAGGCGCTCCGCCACGGGAACCCTCCCAGCGAGCACATCCCGGCCTTCAGTGCAGTCGAGGAAGAGATGGCCGACGTAGTGATCCGTGTCATGGACTTCTGCGCCGGCCGGGGCCTGCGCCTGGGTGAGGCGATCATCGCCAAGCACGAGTTCAACTTCACGCGGCCCCACAAGCACGGGAAGGCCTTCTGATGCTTCCAGGGTTTTCCACTATCACGAACCATCCGGCCCAGCCGAGGCGCTGAGGCTGTCCAGGAGGGACACCCATGCCATTCGATGACATCCCTGAAGACTACAAGCCGTCCTACCCGTGTGAGAAGTGCGGAGGCGGGCGCGTGACGGAACCCGAAGAATTTCCTGGCTCCTGGGACTGCGATACCTGCCACTGGTGCTCGAACCCCAACCGGCTTTGATCTTGTCCATGATCGCCCACCCTCATCCCATGCCGCTCTACGTCAAGATCATCGCGGTCGTGATTGGGGCGAAGACCCTGATCGGAGCCGGCTGGCTGTTCGGCTCTCTAATTCGAGACGCATTTCGAGGCGGGGCTGAAGTGCTGACCCTCACCTTGCCCCAGCTCGAGGCTGTGGTCCTGGCCTCCGTGGTCTACGGGATGATCGCGGGCGCCTGGGCGATGGCTGTCTGGAAGCGACAGAATTGATGCCCTAAATTGCCAGCTTTACAAAAATACGTATTGCTGGCCATACGGAAACACATGAAGCTGGAAATACATCTGGAGGAATCATGGGAACCAAGACTCTGAAGAAGACCATCGGCCGCGTGACGGCCGTGGCGAACTACAAGGGTGGCGTGGGAAAGAGCACGGCCGCCCTTCATCTGGCCTGTAGCGAGAAGGCGGTCCTGATCGACTTGGACATGAACGGCGACAGCTCGCGTTTCTCGACCCGCTACGGCCTGGAAACCTACCGGATGCACAACGCGACGGCAGCCGAGCTTTACGACCTCGTGGAGCGCCTGAAGAACGAAGGGAAGAACGTCGTGCTGGACTGCCCGCCCGGCATCTCCGACCTGACCAAGCTGGCGATCCTGACCGCCGACGTAGTGCTCTGCCCCACCCGGCCCGGCCCCCATGATGTCTTCGCCCTCGGCCGGATCACGACCGTCGTGCGCGAGGCTGCGGCCGTCCGGGGGCCGATCCCCCTCTTCTACCTCTGCAATTTCTACCGGAACACGGAGATCGCCAAGACCTACTGCATGATGCTCCAGGGCTCTGCGGACGGCACTTTCATCGGGAAGCTGTGGGAGCGGAAGGAATACGCCGAGGCCATCGACAACGGCCTGCCGGTGTGGGAGTTCGCCCCGGAGAGCACGGGCGCGACCGAGATGAGGAACCTCGTGGCCTTCCTTAGCCGGGCGCTCGACGCCAAGCAGGCCGAGACGAAGAGGGCCGCCAATGCCTAGCCGGAAGGAAACCCCCGAGGAGAAGCGCCGGCGGCTCCTGGCCCAGGTGACTGCTGGCGCCGTCGATTTTCAGGAGCAGACCCGGCGGCCGGCTCCCGCCCCCGCCCCTGTCGTCGTCGCCCCTCCTCCCCCTCCCCCTCCCCAGCGGCAGGACGAGGAGCCCATGGAGGAGCCCTACACTCCCCCGGCGGAGGCCGAGAACTACTCCTTCGAGGAGCCCCGGCCCCAGCGCAAGAGCTTGACCAAACGCGGCTGGATCAACGGGACGCACAAGTATGACCCCCGGATGCTGAAGGCCGCCCAGGACCTCGCCGACGACCTTGGCATCCACTTCGCCGAGCTTCAGAACATGGCGCTCGGCCTGATCGTTGACCCGAAGGCCCGGACCTCCGAGACGGAGGCGCTCCTGAAGCGCGTTCGGGCGAATTTTCAGTAGCAGGGGCGGACCCACCGCCCCATTTTTTTGACTGTATGGCCGTCTGTATGGCTGGCTGGCCGTATGGCGGGCCGTATGTCCGGCTGGCTGTATGCCCGGCTGGACGGCTGGCCGTATGACCGTCTGCATGTCCGGCCATACTGCTACAAGCTGGGTATTTTCCGCACTTGCATCTTGCGCGACAGCAAGCACGGCTCTACCCTTCTGAGGTAGCATTGAAAAGGCCCCCTTCCGGGGGCCTACGCAAGGAGGAATCTTCCAAGGACTGCAACCAAGTCGCCACCGATGGAAGATCAAGCTCATAACCCGATCCATCCATAACATGCGGCTGGGGCTGGCACCCCGCTAAGTCGCCCTTTTTTTGAAAGAAACCCGAACATGACCAGTGTAGATCGCAGGCGGGCGCCCCGCAAGGGCGCGGCTGTTCCTTCTTTCACACCGAAGCACGTCCACCGGGCCTACGGGATGGAGATCCCTTGGGCCTCTGCCTTGGAGCGCACCCGCAGGCCTGACGGCCGCCGTCTCCCAGGGTCCGCCCGGCGCGTCCTGGAGATCCTGCGCGGCGCCGCCGCCCTGAACCTGGGCCCGGCCTCCCAGCTCGGCATCGTCCGGCTGTCCCATGGTGAGATCCCCCGGGCGACCGTTCAGGATGGCCTCCGCGCCCTGGAGGAGTGCGGCCTCGTGGTCCGCTCCTCGAAGGGCTGGAGCCTGAAGGTGCAGGCCCCCGAAGCGAAGAAGGCCCCCTGCCGAATTTCGGCACCAGATAAAGGGGAAGTTCCTTCCCCTGTAAACCCCTCGAAGGCCCCTTGCGGTGAGCGGGCGGCTCGAAAGCCCTCCAATGCTGCCCTGTGGGCGAAGGCGATGGTGGCCGCCGGATGGTCCAAGAGCGGGGCTTGGAGCACGGCCAGGAAGATCCAGCAGGACTTCCTCCAGGGAGCGGTGGAAGCTGCCCACGAGCTTGCCAAACAAGGGAAGGGTAAGGACCCGAAGGGGCTGGCCTCCTGGATCCTCACCGAGGAGTGGAAGAGGGTCGTCGTCTACCTCAAGAAGCCGCGCCGGAAGCTGGCAAAGGAGAACCAGGTGGAGAACCAGGTGGCCGACCCGATGGTGGCCGTCAGGGAGATCCTGGCCCAGCTCCAGAACCTCCGGGCGAGGAAGGTGGACCCCGACGCCCCAGGCTTCCTTGAGCACCTGGACGAGCTGCGGCGTCTGGAACGGCGAGCGGTATCCCTGGCTGAAGGCGCCCTTGGGGAAAGCCTTCCCGCACGGCGCAAGGTCGAAGCCAGTCTCCAGGCCTCCGGCTTGAAGCCCGGGGACAGGGTGTGGGATCTGGCTCTTGATCGGGCCTGGGGCAGGGCGGTGATGGAGGCGGCGGGACTGTGGCTCTAGGCCGAGAGGATGATGCCCGACCGCTCCATCTCGAGCTGGATGGTGGCCCGGCTAAGGTCCTCGACCGTCCAGGGCCCGCGCACCCATGAGGCGATGACCCCCGTGCCCATGGAGCCGTTCAGAAGCGGCCTCGTATCTTCCAGCAGCTCCATCTCCGGTTCCCGCATGGGCTTGACGATCAGGTGGTAGCCATCCTTGAGGAGCCGGAGGAGCAGGGATGGCGTGGCCGGCGCGATGATTTTCCGGCGCTCGGCCACCATCCTCTCCAGCTCGGGCAGCACAAAGGCAAGCTCCTCGGGCCTGATATTCGCATCCTCAAGCACCTGGAGGTGCAGGGGGTGCGGCCGGTTCTCCAGGGCTACCGACCAAGCAGCCTCCTGGAGCCGGAGCCAGGACTTTCGCAGGTCCTCCATGGACCCGCAGGACTCGAGGCCTCGGCCGATGAGCCACGTCACCTCGGCGAGAAGTGTGCGATGGCGAGGGCTTGTGAGAGAGTCCCTCATCCTCCCGCTGTTTGCCAGAAGGGGGCCGAGCGCAAGATTGCGTACGACATTCCACTCGGCCGGCATAAGTTCGATGCTCATGGCTCAATCAGATAACTGGTTCATTAGGTAGCCAGGGAAAGCAACCCATACCGCTTTGCCGCCCCAGGGCTGGAATTGGAGCCATTCTGGAGTAACCGGAGAGTGTCGAGGGTCACAGGATTTACAAAATCTTCACTTTAACAATATGTCAATCATGCCATTTTATGCGGCCGGCGACGAGGATTCCGGTGCCCTCGACGGGCGTAGAGGGGAAAGTCCCTGGATCCTCGGCGTCCTGCTCATGGTAGAGGTGCCAACCCCGGACAGTCTTCCGGGCGGTCCCGGCGGTGACAGTGAGGCCTTCCTCGACCAGGAAAATCTTCCCCTCGCGCAGGGGCACTTTCCCGCCCTGGAGTATTAGTTTGTCGTCGAGCCCCATACCGAGCATTCCGGCGGCGGGAGGGTAGGGGACGACCTTGAGATCCGGGCCGCCTAGCTCCTGCTCCAGGCGGTCAAGGAGAGCCTGGGAGGTGGCGGCGCTATGCGCCGGGGGCTTAATCATGGGCTCGGCGCCCTTCTCCACCCAAGCCCGTTGAATGCCCGTGAGGTATTCCAGCCCGGCGAGGAAAATGCGGTCGGGCTCGGCGACTTCATTCTCGTAACGACTCAGGGTGAACTCCCGAACGTCCACGATGGCCCCCAGCTCTGCTTGCTTCATGCCGAGCGCCATCCTGGCCCGCTTGAGCCGATCACCGTAACCATCCTCGAGGCTGACTTTACGCCGGGGCATTGACCCTCCAAAAAAATCTCGTTCACCCACTTGCACATTAGCAAACAAGCTTTAAACTTATTTGTAGATTCACAAGTCGCCAACCGTGAGAAGGCGGTCGTGCGACTGGTTCGATGCCGAATTTGGGGTTCCTGTTGCAAATATGCGACTGATCCCACCTCTACGCAAGGAGAAAAAATGAAAAAATCGGGTTCCTTTGGCCTATCGCCCGAGGATGTCCAGACGGCCATCATGGATCGCCTGGGCCGAAACATGGATCGTCTAGGCGACCGCGAGGCAAATATAGGGGCTTCCAGGATCGGGTATTGCGCCCGTGCAACCGTCTTGGATGCCCTAAATCCTACCCCGGTTGAGCCTGGAACCGCAGGAAAGTTTCTCGTTGGCCGCGCACTCGAGAACGAGGTCATCCAGGTGATGCGCCTCGCTCTGGGCAACCGGATCCGCGAGACGGGCACCAAACAGACCGAGTTGAAGCACCCGGAGGCCCCGCTGATCTGCCACCCAGACGGCCGTGTGATCGGGCCCTTCGAGCACGAGGGCGTGGTCTACGAGGGCGACGGCGCCCTGGAGGTCAAGACGGCCAGCGCCTACGCCTTCCGCAAGTATTCCGAGAAGGGCCTGCCGCTCTGGTATGTGGACCAGAACCTCACCCAGCAGGGCCTCCAGGGGCTCGGATGGGGCCTCTTCGTCGTGGCGAACGCCGAGAAGCTCTCCGAGATCGTCTGGTGGGTGATTCCCTTCAACCCCGACCGCTTCGCCGCGCTCCCTCCCCGGGCGATCTGGCTGAAGGAGCAGGAGGCCAAGGGTTGCGTCCCGGCTGGTGAGCCGGATCGTGGCTGGTGCTCCTACTGCAAGCACAAGAAGGCCTGCGCCGAGTTCAAGAACTACCGGCAGGCCTCGAAGGACGCCGCCGACGCTGCGATCCCGGCCTCCGTGCGGATCGAGCTGGAGATGCTGGGCGAGGAATACGCCGAGTTCGAGGCCGACCTCAAGGTGCTCGGCAGGCGCGAGAGGGCCATCAAGGAGGCCGCTCGGAAGCTGATCGAAGACGCCGGCCTGACCCTGGCCGACCTGGAGACCGTCAAGGCCGAGCTGCGCGGCGGCGGCGAGAGCCAGGAGTTCGACGCCAAGGCTTTCGAGGCGGCCGAGCCTGAGCTGTTCAAGAAGTATCTCGCCAAGAAGATCACGAAGCCGTCGTTCTACTTCACCCCCAAGTCTAAGGCCGTCTGAGCAGCGGCCACGCAAGGAGAAACCCATGAACCCCAATGACCAGCCAGCCCTCCCGCCCCAGCCGTTCGGGCTCGTGCATCCCGGCTACCCCTACCCGCCGAAGGGCATGTGGCCGGTGATGCCCGGCCAGCACGAGCAGCACCCGTCGATGCTTCCGGCCACCGTGCAGCCCCAGGCCCCGATGCACCCCATCGAGCAGCGGAAGGCGTCCAACCGGCAGCTCTACACGATGGAGCACTTCGAGCCCTTCGCGGAGATCGCCAGCAAGTTCGCGGCCTCCCGCCTCTTCGGCGACCTGAAGCCCGAGCAGATTTTCGTGGTCCTGATGAAGGGGCACGAGCTGGGCCTCGCCCCCTGCGACGCGATGGATCACATCTACGTCGTGAAGGGGAAGACCTCCATGGCGGCGAAGAAGATGATCGCCCTGATGGAGGAGGCCGGGATCCGCGTCGAGGCCGTCGAGAAGACCGACGCCAAGGCCGTCGTGAAGTTCACGAAGCCGAACGGGCAGACCCACACCGAAACCTTCACCTTCGAGGACGCCAAGCGGGCGGGCCTGACCGGCAACGACCGCTACCAGAAGGATCCGAAGACCATGCTGTTCTACCGGGCCGTGAGCCAGGGCGCCCGGAGTTTCTGCCCGGCCACCATCGGCGGCATGATTACGCCCGACGAGGCCGCCGAGATCCAGGACAACGGCGAGGGCACCGGCACCAAGCCCCCGGCGATCCCAAGCGAGAAGGGTGGCGCCCCCGCCGGCAGCACCGTCAGGGGCCGCAAGGCCGCTCACCAGGAGCCCGAGAAGAAGGCCCCGGCCTCCTGGACCGACCGGCGCAAGGACTGGTTCCGGGCGAAGTGCGCCGAGCTGGGCATCGGTGAGGAAGAGTGCAACGCCTGGATCGCCAAGCTGGACGTGTCCGCCGAGGACCTCCACGCCACTGTCATCGAGGCCCTGAAGAAGGGCGACGTGCAGGCTGTCCGCGCCGCGCTCCCTGCCGACGCCCCCGAAGTCCCCAAGGCTGCGGAATGAACCGAGCCGCCAAGACCCGGAAGGAGGTCCTGCGCTCCCTGCGCGGGGCCTCCGGTCCCCTCTCGACCCACGAGATCGCACAGCAGGCGGGCATGAACGCCTCCGTGATCCGCGAGCACCTCCGGGTCCTGGAGGCCGAGGGCCTGACCCGCCGAGTCCTTCACCTGGGCGCCCGTGGCAACGCCGTGAGGTGGGCTCTCGTGACTGAGTGCCCGCCCCGCGCCGCCGTCATGACCTTCCTGGACAACCTGGAGGCCGCGATGGAAACCAGTCAGCCCTTCAAGGACCTCGCCGGCCTGACGGCCACCCGCAAACTCATCAGCCATCTCGAGGAGCGCCTCGCCCTGAGCCAGGGAGCGCAGCCCCTCTTCAGCCTTGGAGAAATAGAATGACCGAAGCAAAAGGAACGCTGGCCTACGCCAACCTCTGCAAGAGCAAGGCGATGGAGGCCCTCCCGCTCGAGATCCCCCAGGAACCCGACCGGATCGCCCGCCTCGAGAGGATGGTCGTCGCGCTCTGCCGGGCGTGGAACATCGAGGTGCCGGCATGAGCATCCTGCGCGGCAAGAGCGTGACCTATGGCCGATACGTGGCCGATGTGCCTGCGACGGAAGTGCTCGGGAAGATCGGCCACTTCAGCGAGATCACGGCCGGCGATGACTACACCGAGTCCTTCGGCGGCTGCTCTTACAGAAACCTTCTGGACGGCCCGATTGACTCGGGCCTCGTGAACGGCTCCGAGTTCCACCTGCTCGGCCTGCGGCTGGACAAGAAGAAGGCCCCGGCCCAGCTCGTCCAGGCGACCCTCGCCCGCGAGCTATATGACGCGGCCGTGCTTGGCCCCCTGTCGAAGAAGCGGCAGAAGGAGATCAAGGAGGCCGTGAAGCTCCGCCTGGACCGCGAGGCCAAGCCCAAGCCGTCCCACGGCGTCCTGGTGGGAGACACGAGCCGGGGCCTCTTCTACATGGACGGCCCGAGCGGCGCCCAGGCGATCCTCCTGGACCTGATCGGCTTCCGCCCGCTCTACCAGGACATGCCCGAGAATCGGAAGTTCCTGGCCTGGATGATCTGGCGCGGCGCCCTGAGTCCGAAGCGGTCCACCGAGCTGGTTTTCCCGATGGGCTCCGTGACCTTCCGCGAGCCGGGTGGCACCAGCTCGGCGAGCTTCGCCGGGGAGAACATCGGCGGCAAGCTCGAGAGCTACCTCAAGCGCGGCTGGGAGGTCGCCCGCTGCGAGTTCATGTGGAACCTGGACGGCGAGGTGGCGAACATCATGCTCGACGCGGCCACCTTCAAGACGACCATCACCTTCCCCGAGGAGGTCCTGAAGGCCGAGCAGCCCGAGGATTCCCAGGTCCCCGCCGTGGACTGGAAGCTGGCGAACCGGCTGGCCTTCATCTCCGGCTTCGAGGCTTCCCTGGCCCACGAGCTGACCGAGTTCCTGCGCCGCGAGTCCGGCAACGCGCTGGAGTGCGACTTCGAGGCACTGTTCTCCAGCGAGGGCATGGATGTCTACGATCAGCCCCGTTCGGGGGCCCAGTGATTCGCCGGGTCTGCGCCGTCCTGATCGGCTTCCTGGTCCAGGTGGGGAAGGCCCCCCTTCCGGTCCTCCCGGTGGTCGTGGAGCGTGCCAGTGAGTCCCTCGTGGCCTCCTGGTATGGCCCCGGCTTCGCGGGCCGTCCCACGGCCTCCGGCGAGCGGTTCGACCCCTCCCAGCTCACAGCCGCGCACCGGACGCTCCCCCTCGGGACGCTGCTCCGGGTCGAGTTCAACGGCCGCTGGATCATCGTCCGCGTCAACGACCGTGGCCCCTACGTGAAGGGCCGCGACCTGGACCTCTCCCGCGCAGCCGCCGAGGCGCTCGGGATCCTCTCGGCGGGCGTGGCCCGTGTGAGGGTTTGCCTTGCTTAACCCATCCTCCCGCCTGTCAGGCCCCCGGCGATCCGGGGGGCAGGAAGCCCGTGGAAGCCTCGGCCCGGAAGCCACGGCCCCATGGGAAACAGCCGCGACGAATCACTCCTCATCCGTTGGGGTTGTGTCGGATCGGATCGTGGCGACGACCCGCCGGCAGTAGTCGGCGGTTCCTGGGCGGGACTCTTTTCTTGAGGAATGCAATGAAGTGTTGCGAATGTGAAGCCCCGGCCGGCAAGTTCATCACCCGCAAGCGCGGGTCCGGCTCGAAGGACTGGACCACCAGCCTGAACCTCTACCACCAGCAGCCCCAGGAATACGAGACGCCGCGCAAGGTGATCCTGGACGTGCAGAGCCGGTGCCAGTTCTGCGCCCCTCGGGGAGGTGTCCGATGAGCTTCTGGCCCAAGGAAGAACCCACCCCAGGCTGCGGAATCGCCGCCATCGTGCTCGTCGTCGTCATCGCCATCGGCGTCTACGTCTTCTGCGGAGGCCTGGCATGAGCCCCCTGGTCCTGGGTGGAGTCGAGATCGGAAATGGCATGTCCGAGGAGGCCCTGGCCGTTCGCCGCGTGGTCTTCCTGGAGCGCCTGGAGGCGCTGAATGCGTCCGGCTGGGAGATCAAGCGCCCCAAGGGCCGGAAGTTCCACAAGCCCCCGAAACCTCCCCGTGAACCCCGCCCGGCCAGCGAGCCGAAGCCGAAGAAGGTGGGCCGCCCCCGTGGCCCCGTCCTGAGCGAGGAGGAGCGCAAGCGCCGCGCCCGTGAGCAGAAGGCCGCCTGGAAGGCCAGGGTCGTCCGGGAGGTTGAGCTGGGCCTGCGCGAAGCCCCAGTGCGGAAGAAGCGCGGCCGGACGTGCAGCGCCTCCAAGGCGCAGTTCTCTCTCCCGGTCGGCTCCTGGATCACCTGGAAGTCCCGAGGCGGGAAGGAGATGGTGGGGCAGGTGCTCGCCCACGTCCCGGTCGGCGTCGTCCCCGTGATCCCCGAGGGCTGCCACACCAAGAAGACCCGGGCCACCGTCGCCCCCTGCCGCTTCCCGCGCTACACCGTTGCCACCCCAGGTCTGGACGACCTCGCGCACCCCGTCATCGTGCTTCCCTTCGCCTCCGAGGTGGAGGGCAACCTCATCACCATCCACGATGGGCTGCCCAAGATCGAGCGCCTCTGGACGCCGCTTCCGGCCGGGACGCATGTGCGCTGGACGGCCAAGGGCGCCGGCAACCACCGGGACCAGGAGGGCATCGTCAACGGCTACATTCCGGCGGGCTCCTCGGTGGAGGCCCTCTTCCCGGGCGTCTTCAAGAAGTGCCCCTCGGACGGGACCGTGGACACCTCGATCCGCGACCGCTACCTGATCGTCGGCACCCAGCGGCGGCGCGTCCGCGACGGCTGGCACCTGCCCGCCGCCTACGTGATCGAGATGCAGGCCGAAATTGTTGAACAGGCTTCATAGCCAAACCTGAAGGAGGAACCCATGGAAACCATCACCATTCGCATCAAGGGCGACGCGCTGCTGATGCACAACGTCCGGAACCCGATGGACGAGATCGCCAAGCGCATGAAGGCGCTCACGAGCGTCCGAAAGAAGACGGACGAAAACTATGCGGAGATCGCCGACATCGAGTTCGAGGGCGGCATCTATCACGATCCCGACCTGGGGCCCTACTTGCCCGGCATCTGGCTCGACGCCTGTGTGATCGAGGGCGGCAAGCTCCAGAAGAACGGAACCCGGATCCGACATGAGGCCCTCACCGAAGACCAGCGCCGCGAGAACGCCGACGCGCTGGTGAAGCTCTCCTCCATTCAGCACCTTTCGAGCCCGAAGAAGTGGCTCTCTGACAAGTGAGGCGGGAATGGCATTCGATCAAGACACCCCTCTTCCGCGCCTTGAGCGCCTGCTCATGAAATGGCCGAACAGTATTCGTCTCAAGCTCGCCGTCCATGCCGCTCGCAACAAGGAGCGCCGCGAACACGAAGCCAAGATGCGCCGGCTGCGCGGCCGGATCCAGCGAGCCGTCAAGGAAGCCGACCTGAAGAGGCTGGAAGAGATCCTCCTGGCCGTGGAGCTGGCCGGATGACCCACGACGACGTGAAGGATCTGCGAGCCCTCATCGAGGAGTCGATGGGGAAGACGGCCGGCAAGTGGAAGGCGAATCAGAAGCTCATCCAGTGGCTCACGACCTGGATCCGCCACGATCCGCTGGCCTTCGTCGAGGTGCTGGACGCGGCCTTCAACCTGCGCAAGCACCACGGAGGCAAGGCTGGACAGCGCCTCGACGCGGCTCTCCAGGCCATCCAGCCTCCCGAGGAGGGCGCCGCATGAGCCCCCGAGAAGCCGACCGACTCCTTGTGGGGGCGGGCTACGTCGCCGAGCGCTTCGGTAAGGGCGGACACCGGATCTACCGGAAGGCCGGTGTCCCGGGAATCTTCACGATCTCATGGCACAACCACAGCCGGGACCTCCCCGTGAGCCAGATGTGCGAGGTGCTCAAGGGCGTGAGGAGGGCAGGGAAGTGAAGCTCCACACCCCCCTCCGGCGCTCGCCGATGAAGCGCAAGGGCAAGCCACGGCACACGGCCGCCGAGGACGCCCACCTGAACGAGGTGGCCGAGCTGGGGTGCATCGCCTGCGAGATGGATGGGCACCCCGGCACCCCGGCCGCCATCCACCACCCGCGACGCGACGAGAACGGCAACGGCATCGGCGCCAGTGTCCGGGCCCCGCACGAAGAGGGTATCCCCCTCTGCGAGGGGCACCACCAGGGCGAGGTGGACACCACGAAGATCGCCATTCACAAGGAGCCCACGCGGTTCATCGCCCGCTACGGGACAGAAAAAGACCTGGTGGCGAAGGTGCGCGAGCGCCTGCGCCGGAAGCGAGAACAGGAGAGCATCTTTGTCCTACCTCTCAATAAAGCCGTCTGATCTGCCAATGGAGCACATGGACAGCGCTGAAATCGCATGGATGATGGCGGCGGCTGCCCATTCTTCAGCCCTGACCATCGCTTACAACGAGATTCTGAGCGATAGGAAAATGGCCGCCCGTTGGGTGAAGGTCCAGGACGCCATCGAGCAGGCGGCGAAGGCCGCCTACGACGACGCCCTGGCCGGCTTCATCCGGCGCAAGGCGCACAACATCGCCCGCCTCGCGGTGGACGACCTCAAGGCCCGCCTGGAAGTCCAGGACGCGGCCACCACCCCCACTCCCTCCCAGGCGGGAGGGCATTCTGAAGGAGCTACCGCATGAGCGGCAGTCTGAACAAGGTCATCCTGATCGGCAATTTGGGGCGCGACCCCGAGCTGAAGATGACGCCGGCCGGGACCGCCCTGGCCCGCTTCTCCCTCGCCACCACCGAAACCTGGAAGAACCCCCAGGGCGAGAAGCAGACCAAGACCGAATGGCACAACGTCGTCGTCTGGGGCAAGCAGGCCGAGATCGCCGAGAAGTTCCTGCGGAAGGGCAAGCAGATCATGGTCGAGGGCCGGATCCAGTATCGGGAATACATCGATCAGGCCGGCGTGAAGAAGACCGCCTGCGACATCAGGTGTGACAACTTCGTGATGCTCGGGAAGATGGACGGCTCCGGCTCCGGCGGCGGCTACGACCAGGGCCCCGAGGAGCCCGCAGGTGCCCCCGGCCACGGCAGCGGCAGCTCCTACCCGGACGACGACATTCCCTTCTAGTTGCAAATTCGCAGGTCAAAACTTGCGATTGTGCAAATCCGAGGATACCCTCGAATGGTTGAGGGAAGCCCATGGTTGGGAAGGCCAGGGAGAACGCAAGGGAGGGGGCTTCGCGCCCCTTCCCTCATGCTTGGGACCGAGCGAACCACTCGGACCTGTATCTCTTCAGCGGGCTCACCGAGGCCCAGGTCCAGGAGGCCATCATCCAGGCGCTCCGGGCAATGCGGATTCAGGTGTGGGAAACCGACGCGGGCGGCAAGAAGGTCCGCGCTGCGCTCCAGAAGGTGCTCCACGCGCTCCCCATCCCCAGGGGCTTCATCAAGACCATCCTGGCGGCCGTCAAGGGCTTCCTACCCGAGGGCCACCCGGACCTCACCGGATACTTGCCGGACGGCCGCGCCCTCTTCCTGGAGGTCAAGGCCCCGGAGAAATTGAACCCGAAGACGAAGCTCCAGGAGCGCCGCGCTGGAAAGCCGGAGCCCGAGCAGCTCGCCTTCCTGGACCGTGCGAGCGCGGCCGGCTGCGTTGTGGGCGTGGTCTGGTCGTCCCGCGAGGCCGTCCAGCTCGTAGAGGCCGCCATGAACCGGGCGGCTGGAGGAGGAACCAATGCCAAGGATCAGGACCGTGAAGCCTGAGTTCTGGAGCCACCCCATCATGGGCAGGCTGGCGCCCGAGGCCCAGCTCCTCGCGCTCGCTCTGCTCAACTTCGCCGATGACGAGGGGTTTTTCCTCGCCGACCCGAACCTTGTGCGGAGTAACTGTCGGCCATTCGACGATGATTCGTCGAGGACGCGGTGGGCGCTGGCCGCCCTGGTCGAGTCGGGCTGGATCGAGGTGGTCGAGCACCCCACCCACGGGCCCATCGGCCGCGTGGTCCACTTCACCGAGCATCAGAAGGTGGACAGGCCCAACCCCTCCAAACTGAGGGGTTACTTCCTCGACGAAGGATCGACGAACCTTCGGGAATCCGTCGCCGCCGGAAAGGAAGGGAAAGGAAGGGAAGGGAAGGAAGAATCCTTGGCTCCTGCGGAGCCGCCGAAGCCGATGAAGCTGGCAAGCCTGGAGGTCATCAAGGCCCAGGAGGGTCGGGACGCCTTCGAGCGGGTATGGTCCTCCTGGCCCATCGCACGGGCGGACGGCCAGAAGGCCAAGGGGCACCGGGTCGAGGCGGAGAAGGCCTTCCAGAAGCTCCTCGACGCTCGGATGGCGACGGTGGCGGAGCTGGAGCAGGCCGCCACGCTCTACCTCGCGCAGCACGAGAACGTGAAGAACGGCTACCCGTCCCAGGTCGCCACCTTCTTCGGCCCCAAGAAGGGCCTCTGGCTCGAGGCCGTCCGGTTCCTCCGGCGTCAGGCGGAGAAGCGGGCATGATCGAGCGTTTCGTGAACTGGTTCCTGGACAACCTCTGGCTGATCCTCGGGATCCCCGCCGGCCTGGGCGCCGCCCTGGTGCTCCTGAGCGATTGTCGGGAGGTGCTCCATGGCTGAGTGGCTCCCCGAGAAGCTCCCCGAGGACATCGACGCCGAGCGGGTCCTGCTGGCGACCCTCTGCTCCCCGGGCGCCGAGAAGATCGCCCGGCGCGAGGCGGGGCGCCTCACCCCTGAGCACTTCGTTCACCCCGCCCACCGGGCGGTCTTCGAGGCCCTGGTGGGCCTGATCGACCAGCGGTTCGAGGAGTTCGGCGCCCTGAACCTGAAGGTGGAGCTGGAGCGCCAGAAGAACCTGGGCCGGGTCGGTGGCTTCCCTGGCCTGATCGAGCTGCTGGGCGCGGAGGAGGTGGGCCGCCCCCAGGTGCTCACCGACCGGCTCACCCTGCTCCTGAAGCGCCGGCAGGCGATCCGCCTGGGCGCCTCCCTGGTGCGCCTCGCGGCCGAGGACGAGGAGGACATCGCCACCCTCATCGGGAACATGATGACCCAGCTCGGCAACATCCAGCGCGAGGGCCGGGGCGAAGCCTACAGCTCGTGGCTGGAGATCCTCGAGATGGCAGGGCAGGGCGAGGCCTTCCGCGAGGGCTCTGCATCCATCGGGGGATTTTGGGGCATCGAATCGCTCGATTTGGTGGCTCCCATCCCAGCCGGGCAGGTGACGGGCGTGTTTGCCCGGCCCGGCGTCGGTAAGACCGCCCTCGGGACGCAGATTGTGTGCGAGTCCGCCATGCGCGGCAAGAAGCCCCTCTTCGTGAGCCTGGAGCTTCCCAAGAAGGTCGCGCAGGCCCGCATCGCCAGCTATTACGCCAAGGTGAGCACCAGGCTCCTGAAGGAAGGCCGCTACGACGCGAACGTGGTTGAGGCCCTCCGGTCCAGGGCTGCCACCCTTGCCAACGGCGGCATCATCAGTCCTCGGCAGGGCACCCCCTGGGCCGAGATCGAGGCGACCATCCTGGAGGCCAGGGAGCGCCACGGCACGGACCTCGTGGTGATCGACCAGTTCTCTCACGTCGGCCGCCCGGCCGTCGCCAAGGGCTCGAGCGAAGCCTACAGCTACGCCAAGGTGTCGGAGGCCATCACGAGCTTCGCCAAGGATGTCGCGCCGGAGATGGGGGTGGTGCTCCTCGGCCAGCTCAAGCAGGATTCGGCCGGCAGGGAGCCGTTCGATGGCGACGTGGCCGACTCTGACCGCCCCGCCCGGGACGCCGCCGTAAGCCTCATGCTCTGGCGCGACGCCAAGAACCAGATCCACGCCGCGCTTCGCAAGAACCGCGACGGCTCGCTCGACTGGAAGAGGGCCCTGTCCTTCGAGGGCTGGTGCCAGCGGTTCCAGGTCCAGGAGGGCGAGGCCACCGTCACCGCCGACGAGAAGCCCTACCACGAACACTAGGAGCCCTGAATGATCGACCCTGAGCGCCACGAACTGCCCGAGATCGTCACCACGACCTTGATGCTCCTGCGGGATGCCTTCGAGAAGGTCGGGGCCACGGATCCGATGCTTGCAGCTCGCCAGCTCACGGGGCAGATCCTCCGCCACTGGGGCGGCCTCCAGGCCTACGTGACCCCCGTGGAGTCGAGCGTCACGCCGCGCATCTGCACGGAGATCGCCATCTGGACGACCGAGCTGCTGGGCGCCCTCGGCATGGAGGACGAGGAGGCGGCCACGGCCGCCGAAGAGGTCGCCGCCATGTTCCGCTCCCACTACGGCGGCTGCGTCCTCTACCTGCCCGTGGACCGCTGGAGTTTCCGGGCCGAGCTGTCCAAGATGTTCAACGGGCACAACGTCGTGGACTGCTGCCGGCGCTTCCGCATCACGCAGAAGGAGCTTTACAAATACGTCTACGAGGAGCGGAACGCGAAGGGGAACAGGTCGAAATACCGGGCCGGCTGATTTTCTTTACCAGGGCAAATAGACGCCCTCGGACCCCAGGACGAAGCTGAACGGGAGCACAGCAAGTCTCCTCCCGGCCGGTTCCCCAGGAGAGGGACGGTGCTCTTGGCCCGGGGCTCACCCTTCCTCCTCTGAGCTTCCGGGCCTCCCACTAGGAGGACAGATGTTCGAGACACTCAGAACCGCGATCCAGACCATCAAGGGATGGTTCTCTCACGCCGCTAACACGGTGACGGAGCCCGGCTTCAAGCAGACCCCGGCCTCCCGGCGCGTGGTGCTCGCCATCGTGACCCTCGCGGTGGGCCTGCTCGCCTGGAGCGTCTACCACGTCATCCAGGCCTGGACGAGCGTGAGCCCTGCGACCGACTCGGTGCAGGACGGCGAGCGCCTCCTGTTCGCCATCGCGGCCCTGGGTCGAGGCACGGTGGCGATGGTCCTGATCCCCCTGGCTGTGTTCCTGGCCCTCTTCCTGTTCAAGGTCATCGACCGCACCAAGACCGGCGAGCACCTCATGGAGTGGCGCCCGAAGGATACCGAGGGCAGCGAGGCCGCCAAGACGGCGAACGCCGGGCTGATCTTCGCCGCGCTCCTGCTCGGCATCTTCATCATGCTCGCCCAGGTGATCCGGTGAGCAAGTCCGCCTCCCCGATCCTGAAGTTCTTCGCCTACGACCACCTGCCGGCCACGCTGCGCCTCGTCTCTGAGCCCATCGGCGAGCTGGCCCGGAAGCTGGACGAGGAGCTGCCTGACGGCCCCGAGAAGTCGGCCGGCCTACGGAAGCTGCTGGAGGCCAAGGACGCCTTCGTGAGGGCCAAGCTCTGATGCTCCGCCACCTGATCGCCCCCCTGTTCGCCGTCATGACCAGCGCGGCCGTCGCCGCCATCCCCTTCCAGCCCCTCTTCGAGTCCGTGGCGGGTAGTCGCTGGCCTGACCGGGCCGCGCAGATCAAGGCCGAGAGCGGGTTCAATCCCCACGCGCAGAGCTACATCGTCAAGAACGGGGTCCGGGTGCCGTGTGCCCGGGGCCTCGCACAGTTCACGGCTCCGACCTGGGCCACCGCGAAGAAGATGGGCTGGGTCGGGCCCAACGATGTCCCCGACAATCCTGACGCCGCAATCCGAGCCAACCATGCCTACATGGGCTGGCTGGAGGCCCGCACGGCGGGGAGGTGGGACCGCGCCCTGGGCGCGTATAACGCGGGCCTCCTCAGCATACAGAGGGCCCAAGGCCAAGCCGAACGCCTGAGTCTCCAGGGCGAAGACGCATGGCTGCGGGCCCTCCCGCTTGTGACCGGAGCCCACGCGAAGGAAACCCAGGGCTACGTGAAGAACTGTTACCGCTACCGCGACGAGATCAGGAAGGTCTCCAATGTTCATCCCTAGCATCGCCAGCGGCGCCATTGAGGCCATGTTCAAGGAGATCGAGATGTATGTGATCGCCGCCGTCGCCGTCGTTCTTCTGGTGCTGTCTGGTGCGCTCTGGTATTCCCGACACCAGCTCGAGGGTGCCAGGCAGGAGATCGCCGACCTGAAGGCTGAGAAGGCGCAAGACCTGCTCACCCTGAAGGCGACGCAGGCCCGGGCCTTCACGCTGGAGCAGGCCGTCAACGCATACAGGTCGGCCGGGGAGATGGAGAAGGCCAGGGCCAAAGAGGCTGTCGAGAACGCCAGGAAGGCCCGGGAGGAGTTCCAGGCCATCGTCGCAAGGCTCACGCTCAACCCCCCGCCCAGCGACCCCGCCGGGGCCCTGGAATGGGCGTTCAGCGAGGCGGGCGCCATCCAGGGGGCCGTGAAGTGAGAAGGCTCTTGCTCCCCCCCATCGCCGCAATGCTCCTCTCGACTGCCTGCATCAAGGAGCCGCAGGTCCGCGTCGAGCGCGTCGAGGTGCCGGTGCCGGTGCCGTGCCCGGCTCCCCCGGTTGTCCCTCGCCCTGCCCCCATCTGCCCCACCCTTCCGGCCGAGGCCACGCCCCAGGCGAAAGCCCAGGCCCTCGTCAAGGACCTCTCCGATTGGATCGCCTACGCGCTCGAGCTGGAGAAGATCCTCGACGGCTACCGTCCGACCCCCGCGAAGCCTACGGAGGCCCTGAAATGACCCTCGAGAACGCCATTGAAGCAGCCATCGGCCTCGTCACCCTGGCCGGGATCCTCGTGACCATGGGCCGCGTCCTGGAGCGCCAGAAGGTCCACGACGAGCAGCTCAAGGAGCACGGCAAGGACATCGCCGAGCTGAAGGACGGCCACGGCGAGAGTAGGGCCGCCTTCGAGGCGCTGCGCGGCGAGCTGAAGGGTTTGAAGGCTGCGATCTCGACCCTTGGGACGCAGATAGCCGAGTTCGTGGCACGACTGGACAGGCACCTCGAAAAGGATTGAAAAATAAGGCTATTTCCTGTGGCGGCTAGGGGCATAATGCCCTATAATAAACCATAGGAGACAGCATGGAAATTTTCACCAGCTTCTACTCGAACCAGGAGGGCATCCTCCAGGCGATGAGCAAGGGCTTCATCCCCGTGCGGATCAGCCTCGGCGCTCCTCGCTTCGCCACTCGCTACCAGATCAAGGGCGAGGCCTACCTGCTGATGCCGAGCCGGGAGATGCTCCACAAGGCCCGGCCGCAGTATGAGCCGGAGTATCTGGCCCGCCTCGACAGCTACGGAGTCGAGAAGATCCAGTCGGTGCTCGACAAGCTCGCCAAGTCCTACGGCGCGAAGGGCCTCATCCTCCTCTGCTTCGAGGACCTGCGAAAAGGCGAGTGGTGCCACCGGACCATGTTCGGCGAGTGGTGGATGAAGAAGACCGGCCAGCTCGTCGAGGAGCTGGAGATCATCCAGGCCCCGAAGGTGTCCGCGAAGCCCGCGCCCACGCCGGCTACGGCCGTGAAGCCTGCGACCAAGAAGGAAGTCAAGGCGGCTGCGAATCTCCAGCCGTCCCTCTTCGCCGAGGCGGACCTCTTCGGATGCTGAATTTCTTTACCTGGGCAAATATACAGCCCAGGGTGGCCCGCTCCATGCTGGGGAATCGAGAGCCAAGCGGGCCTCGTTTAAGTAAGACCGGCGCTCCCCGCGCATGATCCAGGTTCAAGTCCTGGGGCCCGCTCCAATCACGGAGGGGGAACCTAATGCCGCTGGGGGGTTTCAAGATCCCGGGCGCTACGAAGTCTGTCCTGGTGCAAGAAGTGAAGAAGTGGGGCCCGGGGGCCGTCACGGTGACGGCTTCCGGGCTCTTTCCCGTTGAGCGGGCCCTGGCAGCGGCGACACCCCTGAAGGTCTACGGGTCGGACCTGGACCTGATCCCGTGCTGCATCGGCGACTACTACTCGGGAGGCAAGGTCGAGGTCGGCGTGTCCCCGGCCTACGCCGAGGAACTGGACTGGCTCGCCCCCTTCATGGAGACGCCGGTGGCTCGGCTGGCGACGGTCATGCTGTTCAAGGACCTCGCCCTGAGCTGGCTCAAGCGGGGGGCCAACCCGTTCTACGCCAGGATCGCGGACGCCTACCGGAAGCAGTTCCCCGCACTCCACGGGAAGCAGGTGATCCGCCTGGAGGGCACGGAGTTCAAGCTGGCGGGTTTCTCCCGGGCCTCGGTCATGGACGCGATCCATGCGGCGCCTACCGAGCACGGGCTCATCCTGATCCCGCCCCAGCCGCTCGGCCTCGACCGGAACGTGCAGGACCTCTTCGGGTGGGACGTGGATCCCCAGCCTTGGAAGAAACCCCAGCTTATCGAAGCCGTGGACGCCATGCGGGCCAAGACCGACCGCTGGGCGCTCATCACCTTCGGGGAGGAGATCGCTGGCCTGGAGGAGTGCCTGGTTGGACGGGCGCAGACGACGAACCGGGGCGCCGTGAGCTGGGTCTACGCCGGTCGCCACGAGAACGCCCCGCGCCTCGTGACGCCCCACCAGGAGATCATACCCTACCTCGTGCCAAGGCTTGCGCCCACGGACGAGATCACGCCGGAGAGCACTATCGCCATCCGGCCGATCACGGGCGGGGAGTTCCAGGCCCTCCGCAGCCAATACCTGAACCGGAACATCAAGCCGGCCGCCGCCTCCAGCGGATACGTCGTCCTGGTGGATGGGAAGGTGGCCGGGTCCTTCGCCTTTGCCGAGGGAGACTCCCAGGTGCAGGGCGCCTTCCGGGGCAAGATTCCGCTCCCGGCCGTCTATCAGCTCTCGGACTTCCCGGTGGAGCCGACGCAATACAAGCGGCTCGCCAAGCTCATCGTGCTCGCTGCGGCCTCGCTGGAGAGCCGAACCCTGGCCCGCCAGCAGTTCCAGAAGAAGATCAGCGGCGTGGTTACGACGGCCTTCTGCAAGAAGCCCGTGAGCATGAAGTATCGCGGCGTCCTGGAACTGATCTCCAGGAAGGAAGAGGGCGACAAGAGCGACGTGAACGGCCGCCCCTACAAGCTGAACTACGGCCTTGAGATGGGTAAGTGGACCCTCAAAGAGGCCTTGCGGATTTGGTGCGAAAAGCACTCGGTCAAGGGCACTCGCCCGGAGGCGGACTAATGCAGGCCATGGAGAAGATCAAGACGACCATCAAGCGGATCCCGGTGAAGGACCTGGAGCTTCTCGAGGTGAACGCCCGCTTCATGCGTCACGAGCAGTTCCAGCAGCTCGTGAAGAACGTCAAGCGCGACGGCGGGCTCACCTCCATCCCCTTCGGGGTGCTCAGCCGGGAGACGGGCCGCTACAAGATCATCTCGGGCAACCATCGGACGATGGCCGCCAAGCAGGCGGGGCTCGAAGAGATCGACGTGATGGTGACGGACGACAACCTGAGCCGTGACCAGATCCTCGGCATCCAGATCAGTCACAACGCGATCAACGGCGAGGACGACCCGGCCACGCTTAAGATGCTCTACGAGGAGATCGAGGGCCTGGATTACAAGGAATACGCGGGCCTGGACGACAAGACGCTGAAGCTCCTGGAGGAGGTCCAGGCCGACTCGACCCCCTTCCAGGTGCTCGAGTGGTCCCACCTCACCATGAGCTTCCTGCCGGAGGAGCTGGAGGCCATCAAGGAGGCCTTCGCCAAGGCAGAAGCGGTCGCCAAGGGCGAGCATTGGGTTGTCCCGATGCGGGAATATGAGCGGTTCCAGGACGCCCTCTCGATGATCGGCGACTCTCACGGCATCGGGAACAAGGCGACGGCCCTGAACCTCATCCTGTCGGTGTTCTACCGGCACCTGGACGAGCTGCAAGAGGGCTACCTTGAGCCGGGCGGGGACGCCCCGAGCGCGGCGGCCGTCAAACAGAAGCGATGGGTGCCCATCGCCTCGGTCTTCGGGTCCACCGAGATCCCGGTTGAGGTCGCCCATGTCGTCATCAAGGCCCTGGAGAAGGCCGTGAGTAGCTCCGACGTGACCAAGGAAACCCGCTGGCGATTCCTTGAGATCGCGGCGGCCAATTACCTCGCGGAGGCCTGATGCCAGGACAAGGAGAATCTAAGACGAGCCCCCGGCGCACGGCGGCAGCCGAGCGAATGAACCGCGTCCTCACGATGCGGAAGGCCGGCGTCCCGTTCGAGGTGATCGCGGATCGCGTGGGCTACAAGGACAAGTCGGGCGCCTATCGGGCCTGGGAGAGGGCGATGAAGGGGCTCGTGACCGAGCCGGCGGAGGAGCTGCGGAAGCTCGAGCTGGCCCGCCTGGACGACCTCCTCTTCGCCATCTGGAAGAAGGGCACCGAGGGCGACCTGGGGGCCATCGACAAACTCCTGAAGATTTCCGAGCGCCGAGCCAAGCTGGCAGGTCTGGACATGCCGACCATGCTGAAGAATGAGCTGACCGGCCCCGGCGGCGGCCCGATCCAGGTTTCGGAGGAGGAATACGACCTCGACCTGCTCACCGTTGAGGAGGTGGTGCAGCTCCAAGCTCTCCTGACGAAGGCCAGGAAGCGCAAGGCTGACGATGGTGGAGAATAGCCTCAAACTCACGGGGCTGTCCCGTGAGGCCGAGGCCAACCTGTGCCGGCGATCCCTGGCGCAGTTCGTTCGTCATGCCTGGAGCGTGATCGAGCCCACGACGACGATCCTATGGGACTGGCCGCTGGATGCCATCTGCGATCACATCCAGGCCCTTCTTGAGGGGCGCCTCGATAAGCGGAACCTCATCATCAACGTCCCGCCCGGGAGCTGCAAATCGACGATCCTGAGCGTCTGCGCCCCAGCCTGGATGTGGCTCAGGAAGCCGTCCTGGCGAGCCCTCTTCATCTCCGGCGACGACGGGGTGGCGCTCCGCGACTCGATGAAGTGCCGGGACATCATCGAGAGCCAGTGGTACCAGCAGACCTTCAGGCCCGACTGGAGCCTCTCGAAGGATCAGAACGCGAAGGGCCACTACCGGAACACCAAGACCGGCTTCCGGCAGGCGATCAGCGTTGGCGCCCGGATCACCGGCAAGCGGGCCGATGCGATCTTCGTTGACGACCCGAACGACGCCGAGGGCGGCAAGGCCGACCGGATGGCCGTCAATTCCTGGTGGGACAACGCGGCCTACAACCGCCTGACGGATATGAGCAAGGGCGTCCGGTGCCTGATCCAGCAGCGTCTCCATGAGGAGGACCTGACCGGGCACATCCTGAAGAAGGACCGCGAGGATTGGGACGTGCTCGTGATCCGCCAGGAATACGAGATCCCCCAGGAGAAGGACCCGGACACCAAGCCGACGAGCCTGAAGCCGGTGGACCCGAAGAGGCTCACCGAGCGCGAGGCGAAGACGGGCTACACCCTCCAGGGCTGGAAGGACCCCCGCCGGGAGCCCGGCGAGCTGTTCTTCCCGGCCCGGTTCCCGATGGATGTGGTCCTGGCCGAGAAGCGGCTCAAGGGCTCGGCGGGCTACGCCGGCCAACACCAGCAGCGCCCGGCCGCCGCCGAGGGCAACATCTTCCGCCGGGCGTGGTTCAAGACCTATCGGCTCCACCCGGACATCCAGCGGCAGCACGTTGACCGGATCGTGCAGAGCTGGGACACGGCGCAGAAGACCGGCCAGGAGAACGACTACACGGTTTGCACGACCTGGGGCATCACGAAGAATGCCTACTACCTGCTCCACGTCTGGAAGGAGAAGGTCGAGTCCCCGGAACTGCGGAACCAGATCAAATTCCTTGCCTCAAAATGGTCCCCTTCGGTCGTCCTAGTGGAAGATACGAGCGCCGGGACCGAGGCCCTCCAGACCCTCCGGCGCGACACCCGGATCCCCTTCGTCCCGGTGAAGCCGCTCACGGACAAGGTGGCCCGAGCGAACAGCGTATCCCCTCTGGTCGAGGCCGGCCTCGTCATGCTGCCCGAGGGCGAACCCTGGGTGGCCGACTACCTGGATTCCATCTGCCTCTTCCCGGCGGCTGCCCACGACGACGACGTGGATTCCACGACTCAGTTCCTTACCTGGGCAAATATAAATTCCGGGTCTTCAGGGCTGAGATTGGGAAGAGAGCTTGAATCCGCTTCCCTCGACTTCTGAGGACCCCTATGCCGAACCTGAGCAGTTTGCTTGAGACGATTGCAACCAACCAGAACGACATCCTGACGCGGGTTTACATGGGCCTGCTCGTCACGAAGGATGAGATTCTGCGTAGCAAGGCCGGAGTGCGCGGGCTCGATATTTACAACGAGATCGAGCGCGACTCCCATGCCTACTCGGTCCTGAACAAGCGGAAGATGGCGCCGCTGTCCCACCCCGTCGAATATGCGCCGGGGAGCGAGTCCAGCACGGACACGGCCGCCGCCGAGTTCGTCAAGGAGTCCCTCGACAAGGACCTCGACGGGCTCTGGCTCTCGCTCGCGGACGGCCTCCTGAAGGGCTTTGCCGTGGTCGAGGTGATGTGGGAGCGCACCAGCGACAAGAAGATCCTGCCCAAGGAGTTCCGGGCCGTGGACCAGCGCCGCTTCCGCTTCCTGGAGAACCTGAAGCGTCCCGGTGGCTGGGAGCTGCGCCTTCTGACCTACGAGGAGCCCCTCACGGGGATCGAGGTCCCCGAGCGAAAGTTCATCGTCTTCACCTTCGGCAGCCGAGACGGCAACCCCTACGGCATCGGGCTCGGCCAGAAGCTCTACTGGGCCGCCTACTTCAAGCGGGCCCTCATGCGCTATTGGCTCCAGCATACGGAGCGGTTCGCCTCGCCCATGATCGCCGGGGAGTATCCCGCCGGGTTCTCCAACGACGAGATCAATGTCTACCTGGAGAACCTCCAGAAGGCGGGCCGGATCGGAGCCATCGCCGTCCCGGCGGGCCAGAAGATCACGGCCCTCACCCAGGGCACCACGGGCGACCCCTACGAGCGGGCCGTGCGCTACTTCGACGAGGAGATGAGCAAGACGGTCCTCGGCGAAACGCTCACGACGACCATGGGGCAGGTGGGCAGCTATGCGGCCTCACAGACTCACAACGAGGTGCGCCTGGAGCTTGCTCAGAGCGATGCCGAGCTGATCTGTGAGACGCTGAACAGGACTATCGTGCGCTGGATCGTCGAGCTGAATTGCCCGGGGGCCGAGCCGCCCAAGATGGTCCGCAAGGTCGAGGTGCCCGCCGATCTGAAGGCCGAGGCCGAGAAAGACCAGGCCCTCAAGGCGGTCGGCTATCAGCCCACCCCCGAGCGCATCGAGCGCGTCTACGGGACCGATTACGAGAAGGTCCAGGAGCCGCCTCCCGTTCCCCCAGGCAAGCCCGGCGAGAAGGCCCCGGCCTTCGCAGAGCACTCCTCGCCGTCGAGCAATGTGGACCGGCAGGTAGACCGCGCCATGGCCGAGACGGACCTCTCCGGCGTGATTGACCCGCTGCGGAAGATCGTCAAGGACGCCCGGAGTCTGGAGGACCTCCGCGACAAGCTGGATCACGCCTACTCCGAGCTGGATGCCACGGCCTTCATGGAAAAGATGGCCGAGGCCTTCCAGGTGGCGGCCTTCATGGGGCGCTATGACGTGCTCCAGGAGTCCGCCCGCAAGTAACCCCCCCCACCTGAAGGAGTCCCACCATGACCAACATCACCGCCGGGATGCCGGACAACCGCAAGAGCGAGGCCCTGGCTGCCATCATGCCTCCGGGCGATACCTACAAGCTGGCGCTCATCAAGGTCGGCGCCACCGTGGGGAAGATCGACACCTATTCGGCCCTCGGCGCCAATGAGGTCGCCGCCGGCAACGGCTACACCGCCGGAGGCATCGCCCTCTCTGGCTACACGGCCGCTTCGACTGACGGCGTGGCGAGCGTGGACTTCGCCGATGCCGTCTGGCCCACCTCCAACATCTCGGCGGACGGGGCTGTGCTCTACGACTCCACCACCGGGAAGGTCCTGGAGGTTATCGACTTCGGCGCGACCATCACCTCGAACGGCGGCGACTTCACGGTGAACATCCCCAGCTCCGGCGTGGGCCTCGTGCGGCTGGGCTAACCTATGCAGCCCGGCGCCTCTGTCCACATCCTCCCGCCCTTCGCGGACGCCTTCCCCGGCACCTTCACGGTGCGCGAGGTGGGCACAGCCTCGGATGGGCAGACCGTCGTGTTCTTGGTGGGGGTGGAGTCTGCCTTCTCCCCCTGTTTCCTTGAGGTGACCCAGTGAGCGACTTTGCTACGCCTGCGGATATTGTTGCCGCCATGGCGGCGGCTGGCGCCGGCGGCCCTGGTTGCCGGCAGGACTTCAACAAGAACTCCCTGAGCGCCTCGGCTGGCGTCTACCATTCCGGCTGGATCCAATCCGGCTTCCCCGGCGCCGGCTCCGCCCCTGGAGCCTGGAGCCATCCCACGGCCTCCACGCCTGGGAGCTGGGCTCCCTTCCTCGTGGCGGGCGGAACCAAGACGAACCGCCTCCTCTTGACGGAAGTGACCCTCTCGAATGCCGGCCAGAATTTTATCTGGGCGGATCGAATCGGCCACATGGGCGGCCTGAACGGGACCTTGACCACCGCGCAGACTGTGGGCGCCACCCTGACCGGCGCCGTGTCGGATGGCCGCTGTGCTGCGGACGGATCCGACGTGCAATGGTTCCTGGAGGTTTACTCCGGCCTGGGCAGCACCGCCGTTACCGCCACCGTGGCCGTGACCTACCATGACGATTCCACCGGCAACATCTCCGTGAGCATCCCCGCGAGCGTCGTGGGCAGCCGCCTCATGTCGATCCTTCCGACTAACGGGAAGTGGATCAAGGCCATCTCCAGCGTCACCCTCTCGGCCAGCACGGGGAGCGCCGGATCCTTTGGTGTGACCGCGTTCAAGCGGCTTGCCTCCAATTCCGTTCCGTCCGCGAACTTCACGGACAAGTCGGACTGGGCCTACCTCGGAATGCCGAAGGTTCCGACGAACGCCTGCATCTGCCCGTTCCATCTGTGTGTGACCGGCTCCATCGGGACGGTCCTGGGAACCTTCGTGATCGGCGCCGCGTAGCATCATGGCCGAGCCCGTCTGGAACATCCGGGCGACCCGCCCACTCCTCGCCACCTTCGACGGCACCACGCCTGCCGAGCTGGTGGCGGGGGCCGGGTTCTGGCCTGCGTCCAGCCAGGGGCCCGCCCCTACTCCGCCGTTCGTCCGCTGCACCGCCGGCGCTCGGGGCTCCTCTGTCCCGAGCCTCGACGTGCAGGCCGGGGACCTGATCGTGGTTGCCACCATCACGTCCTCCGCGACCCTCCTGGCGACCACCTGTTCAGACTCGGCCAGTGGGGGCGGGAACACCTACCGCGAGGCCGGATCGGGCTACTCCTATGCCGGCGGGTGCGACGCCGACATGCACCTGTTCTATGCCGTGGCGAAGGAGAGCGGAAACATCGCCGTTTCCTTCGGCAGCACCGGGGCGAACAAGGGCTTGATCGTCACCGTCATCGCCGGTTGCGCGAAGACCCTGGACGCGGTGCTCGATGCCTTCGTGTGGGACGCAGACGAGGCTTCCAGCTCCTCCTCTCACGCGAGCGCGGCCGTCGCTACGAGCGCCCCTGGGTCTATCCTCATCGGTGTGTGGGGCCAGAACTACAGCTCTGCCCCGATGCTCATGGAATCGGGGACCGGCTTCGCCAAGCAATACGAGATGGCCGGCGCCTACCCCTCGCTGGCCCTGTTCTCCAAGACGGCGCCAACGGCCGGCTCCTACTCCGAGACGGTGGCCTCCACCTATAACATGAAGGTCGGGAGCGTCCTGATCTCCTTCAAGGCTGATCCGGGCCTCTCCGGGAGCGTGAGCGTAGGGGCTGACGGGTGCCTCGCCTCCTTCTCCTGCGCCGCCAGCGCCAAGGGCGGGGCCAGGTCCTCGGCGAGTGCCGTTCAGGTGGCCGTCACCGCCTCCGCCGGAGCCAAGGGTGGGGCCCGGACCTCGGCCGCCCCTGTCCAGGCACCCCATGTCCAGGGCTCCGTAGCGGCCAAGGGCGGGGCCAAGGCCGGCGCCTCGCCTGTCCAGGCCTCCGTGAGCGCGTCCGCCTCTGCCAAGGGCGGGGCCAAGGTGGGCGCGGCGGCCGTCATCCTGGCCCACGTCCAGGGGCCCGTCCTGGCCTACGCCGGCGCCGCAAAGGTCCCCGCCACCGTGGGCGCCTCTCCCGTCACCCTGACCCACGCCCGGGGAGCCGTGACGGCCAAGGGCGGGGCCCGCGTCTCGGCTGCCTCCGTGCAGATCACGGCCTCCGTCGCCCCCCTGGGGCTGAAGGCCGGCGCCAAGGTGGGCCTGACCCCCGTGACGCTCGCGCACACCAGGGGCGCGGTCACAGCGCGGGGCGGCGCACGGGTCGGTGCTGTTCCGGTCGTTGTCCCGTTCCATGTCCCTGCTGGATCCGCTCGTGGCGCGGCTCGGGTCGGTGCTGCGCCCTTGCTCGTGTCCCATTCCGTGTCCCGGGTCGGAGCCCGGGGCGGGGCTAGAGCGGTGGCCTCTCCTGTCTCCATCCTGTTCGCCCTCGCCGAGATCGAGGCTTCCGGCTTCGGCCTTGCCGAGTCCCAGCGCGTCGAGGCTTCCGCCCGGCTCTATCGGGTGGAGCTGCCCGAGAGACAGCACGGAGCCATCGCCAGGGCCCGCCAATACCGCCTGGAGGTGCCGGAGCGGGGCCACCGGGTTGAGGTTGAACCCCGAATCTATGAGGTGTCGGCATGAGTCTGATTGAAAACGCTGCCCTAAACTTCAGCGCCAAGGACCCGGGCGAGACGATCAAGCTGACGGTCGGCTTCGCGTCGCTCCTGGCCCCCAATGAGACGATCCAGAGCGCGACTTGGACCATCGAGCGCCAGGGCACCACCGAGGACACGGCAACGATGCTTCAAGGGAACGCCGCCGTCGAAGGGACCGACGTGAGCCAGTGGGTGAAGGGCGGGGTCCACGGCGGCCTCTACCTCCACCTCGCCAGGATCACGACGAGCGCCGGCCGGATCCTGGTCCAGGGCGTCCGGCAGAGTGTGAGGAAGGGCGCATGAGCATCGACCTCCCCCTGCGGCTCCCGTTCCGCGAGCAGCTCCGCTTCCTTCGGGGCAAGATCAACAAGCCCACGAAGTCCTGGCGCGACGTGATGAGGGACGAGCACGACCACGCCTTCATGGTCGCGGGCGCGATGAAGGCGGATCTCCTCCAGGACCTTCGCAACGCCGTGGAGCAGGCCATCGCCGAGGGCAAGGGCCTGGAGTGGTTCCAGAAGAATTTCGAGGAGATTGTCTCGAAGCACGGCTGGGTCCACTATGGAACGCCCTCCTGGCGGGCCCGGGTGATTTGGGAGACGAACTATCTGACCTCCTACAGCGCCGGCCGCTACGCGCAGATGACCGAGCCGAGCTTCCTGAAGGCGATGCCCTACTGGATGTGGCGCCACGGCGACTCGGTGCATCCCCGCCCCCAGCATCTCGCCTGGGACGGCATGGTGCTCGCCGCGAGCGACACCTTCTGGAGCGACCACTACCCGCCCTGCGGCTGGGGCTGCAAATGCACGGTCTTCGCCATGGATGCGAACGACTTGGCCGAGAAGGGGCTCAAGGTGCTGGACAAGGCCCCAAACCCCCTCATGCCCACTCGCCCCGGGGAGGCCATGCCTGGCGTGGACATAGGCTTCGACTACACCCCCGGCAAGACGTCCGTGGAGCGAATGCGCCCCGTCATCAAGGAGAAGATGCGCGGCTACTCTAAGCCGATCTCGGACAGCCTGCGGAAGGAAATCCAGGCATACCTCGCGGAGGACTGAGATGGAAGTCACCGTCACCTGGGAAGGCGATGACAAGCGAAAGGTAGAGCACGGCCTCCAGCTCCTCGCCAAGGCTGGCGTGTGGCTCCCTCCGATCCTGAGCCGGATCGGCGAGAAGGTGAAGCGGCACACCGACGAGCGATGGGCGCGGGAGATCGACCCTGAAGGCAACGCCTGGAGGCCGCTCAACGAGGATTACAAGGAGTGGAAGAGGAAGAAGGGCTTCATCACGAAGATCCTCCAGCGCACCGGCTACATGCGGCAGACCTTGAACTGGCAGCTCATCGGCGAGGACACCGTGGCAATCGGGACTGCTGCCGAATACGCGAAGCATCACCAGGACCCCGAGAATCCGCTCCGGCTGCGGCCCTTCCTCGGCATCAGCCAGAGCGACCGGCAGAGCATCGGCACGGTCATCAAGGGCGAGCTGCGGAAAGTGCTAGAGCAGGCCTGAGTCTTCACGTTTTCACCTGGGCAAACAGACAACCAGGTGCCCCCCCCGCAGGCTGAAGGCTACGACGCAGTTCCCGTAGCCAGGAGGCCTTGCGTGAGTAAGCGACTGGAGATATTCAAGACCGGCAAGCACACCGCAGTCAGTGGCGTGACCATCGAGTTCGGCGAGAGCGCGGTCAAGGAGATCGCGGACTCCTACGATCCGTCGATCTTCCAGGCCCCCCTCGTGGTCGGCCACCCCAAGCTCGATGATCCTGCTTACGGCTGGGTCAAGAGCCTCGCCTTCAACGAGAAGGGCATCCTGGAGGCCGAGCCCGAGCAGGTTAACCCCGACTTCGCCGAGCTGGTGAAGCAGGGCGCCTTCAAGAAGATCAGCGCGAGCATCTATCTTCCCGATGCCCCGGCGAATCCCAAGCCCGGGACGCACTACCTGCGTCACGTCGGTTTCCTGGGCGCTGCCGCCCCCGCCGTGAAGGGCCTGAAGACCGCCAGCTTCGCCGCTGCCGAGGATGGCTCCGTGACCGTCGAGTTCGGCGAGCTGAACACCTGGGAGGTCGGCTCCCTGGCCCGCGCCCTGCGCGGCCTGCGCGAGTGGGTGCTCGGCAAATGGAACAAGGAAGAGGCCGACAAGGCTCTGCCCAGCTACCTCGTCGAGGACGTGGAGCGAGCCGCTGCCCGCCCTGACCTGGATTCCGAGGCCGTCGTCGCCACCCCCGGCTTCGGCGAGCCCGCCAAGAACGATCCCCCCGCCTCCACGGAGAAGCCCGTGGAGGCGCCCCCTGTCAACCCCGACCCCGCGTTCGGCGAGGTCGTTCCACCGAAGGAGAATGCGATGACGACCACCGCCATCGACCCCAAGGCGCAGGCCGACTTCGCCGAGAAGCAGGCCGCCCTTGAGGCTAAGGATGCGGAGCTGCGCGACCGCGAAGCTCGCATCACCGCCGCCGAGACGAAGCAGCGCAAGGCTGACTTCGCCTCCTTCTGCGAGGCCCAGGTCAACGAAGGCCGCCTCATCCCCGCGCTGGTCCCCGGCATGGTCGAGTTCATGGAGTGCCTGCATCAGGCCCCCTCGACCCTGGAGTTCGGCGAGGGCGACGAGAAGCAGACGCCCACCTCGCTCGACTACTTCAAGAGCTTCGTCACCGGGCTGCCCAAGGTGGTCAGCTTCGGCGACGTGTCCGGTGGCACGAAGCCCCCGGCGGACGGGCCCGCCCCCGTCGAGTTCGCTGCCGCCCCCGGCTTCGAGGTTGACCCCGAAGGCCTGGAGGAGCTGGCCCTCGCCAAGGACTACGCGGAAAAGCACGGCTGCTCCCTGATCCAGGCCGTCGCCCGCCTCAAGGAAAACGGAGGTAAGTAACCATGTCCAACCAGTTCCGCCCCATCCTCTCCCTCGGCGTGATCGCCGGCGGCGCCCTGGCGGCCTGCCGCTTCATCACCCCTGCCGGCGCCTATCCTGCGGCCGGCGCCGACACCCTGGGCGTCACCCGCACCCCGGCCCTGGCCTCCGGTGATCGCGTCCTCGTGGACGTGATGGGCACCGCCGCCGTCGAGGCTGGCGCTGCCATCACGGCCGGCGCGGAGGTCGAGGTCCTGGCCGATGGCCGGATCACGCCCAAGGCCTCCGGCAAGGCCCGTGGCAAGGCCCTGGAAGCCGCGTCCGGCGCCGGGAAGGTGATCGAGGTCCTCCTCTACGCCTACTGAGCCGAACCCATCGCAACCGCCATCTTTTAGGAGCTTCACATGCCCACCAACCTCATGAACCTGGATCAGGCCCGAGTCCTGAATCCCCTGCTGACCGACGTGGCGCGGGGCTACATGCAGGCCCCCCTGATCGCCGACTGGCTGTTCCCCCGGGTGCCCGTGCGCTCCCGCAAGGGCCAGCTCCTCCAGTTCGGGAAGGATGCCTTCAGGATCCGCAACACCAAGCGCGGCCCTGGCGAGCAGATCCCCCGCGTCAACATCTCCTACGGGACTGCGGCCTACGCCCTCGAGCAGCACGCTCTCGGCGTCTCCGTCCCCGTGGAGACGACCGAAGAGGCTCGCGTCGTGGCCGATGTCGAGCTGTTCGACGAGAGCCTCCAGACCATCAGCCAGAACGTCCGGCTGGAGATCGAGAACGAGGCCGCCGTGCTCGCCACCAACGCCGCGAACTACAGCGCGAGCAACAAGGCGACGGTGACTTCCACCGACCGCTGGGACACCGACACCGGCGACGTGTTCGGCCAGCTCGCCACCGGCAAGGACGCGATCCGCCAGAAGGTCGGCGTCCGGCCGAACACCTTGGTCATCGGCCCCAAGGTGCTCACCGCGCTCCAGAAGAACGCGAAGATCCTGGACCGGCTGAAGTATACCTCCAGCCAGATCCCCAGCCTGGAGGACCTCGCCCGCCTCTTCCAGCTCGAGAAGGTCGTGTCCGGTGAGGCCGTCGTCGCCGACGACACCGACACCTTCAGCGACATCTGGGGCACCTTCGCCGTGCTCGCCTACGTGAGCACCGGCTCCAAGAGCCGCCGGACCCCCAGCTACGGCTACAACTACGAGCTGGAGAACATGCCCGTCGTGACGGCGCCCGAGTTCAACCGGAGCAACCGCAGCTTCGAGGGCGAATACATCTACGAGCACGGCCTCTACATCGCGGGCGCCGACGCCGGCTTCCTCTACAGCACGGTGGTCAGCTAGTCATGCGCTACCGAGTGACCGAGCCCCACTACTTCAAGGGCGTCCTCAACCCCCTGGACGGCTTCCTCTTCGGGGAGCCGTCCGAGGTGGAGGAGCTGATCGCCCTGAACCTCGTGGTCGAAGACCGCGAGGCGGACTCCGAGGAAGAGAAGGGCGGCACGGAAGAGATTCCGGCCGCCTGCTCCACCCCGGACCCCGAGATCGAGGCGAAGTTCGCCTCCGCCGACGCGCTGAAGGCGATGGATGCCCGGGAGTTGCGCTCCTACGCTTCCGTGACCTTCGGCGCCGAGCTGGACCCCAGCCCCAAGGCCAAGGTGAAGAACCTTCGCGCCGAGGTGATCGGCCTGATCTTCGAGGCCAAGAAGCAGCTCTACGTGCAGAAGGCCCAGGAAGAGGCCGCTACCGCCGCTGATTCCGCTGCTGCTGCCTCCAATCCCGTCGCCGCCGAGGCGCCCAAGGCTCAGGAGTAAGAAGTGGCTGCCAGCTACGCAACCATCGACGACGTGACGGCCCGCTACGACGAGCGGCTGGTGGCCCAGCTCACCGGCTCTGGTCGCGGCGATGCCATCGACGCGGTGAAGCTCCAGGTCGCCCTGGACGACGCCTGCAACGAGGTGGATGACTTCCTGGCAGCCCGCTATCCCCTTCCCCTGACCGACGTGCCGCCCAGCCTCAAGGGCATCGTCTGCGACATCGCCATCTACAAGCTCCACGCGCTCCGGCCCCAGGGCGACACGGACCCCTCGCGGGACCGCTACAAGGACGCCCTGAAGCGGCTGGAGCGGCTCGCCGCCCGGAAGGAGACGCTCGCGGGCGCTCCTGCGGCCCCCAGCGTCCGACGCTCTGGCCCGGATCCGCTGTTCACCGACGAGCTGCTCGACCGCTACAGCGGCCGGATGCTCCGTGAAACCACCTTCGAGGGGACGACGCTGTGATCCGTGCCCTCGAAGCCGCCATCGTGACGCGCCTCCTGTCGTGGCCTGCCCTCGCCGACTTCGCCGTGGAGGCATGGCCGGAGCGCATCTCTGAATACCGCTTCACCAGCCCCACCGGCGCCGTCCTGGTCGCCTACAAGGGTTCCCGCTACGGAAAGCCGTTCTCGGCCGACGTGGTGGCTCAGGAGCGGGATCTCGAGTTCGAGCTGCACCTCCTGGTCCGCAACCTTCGGGACCACTCCGGCGGCTACGAAGTGCTGGACGAGATCCGCAAGGCTCTCACTGGCTGGGTCGCCCCGGGCGCCTCCAGCGGCGCTTACATCATCAGGGAAGGATTCTCGACGGAAGAGAACGGCGTTTGGGAGTTCGCCTCGCACATCTGCATCCCGACCGTCTCCGTGCAGGCCGAGCCCCCCACCACCGACGCCCCGATCCTCGGCGGCGGCGAGATAGAGGGCGCCATGCCTGTGATCGGCGGTCGCCTCAAGGACACCACCTTCTACCCGGAGTTCCCGAAATGAGCACCCTCAAGGGCACCTACACCGGCCCGATCCAGTCGGCCTCTATTGACGGCACGGACTACGTGCTCGTCCCGGGCGTCGTCGAGATCCCTGACGGCGAGCTTGCCCAGCGGCTCGTCTACGTGGGCCAGCTCGTGCCCGAGGCCGCCCCCGCCCCCGCCCCCAAGACCAACCGCAAAGCGGCCACCACTCAGGAGTAAGCCATGAGCTTTTTGCACGGCGTTGAAACCATCGAATACCAGACCGGCCCCCGGAAGGTGGAAACCATCGCCACCGCCGTCATCGGCCTGATCGGTTCGGCCCCCATCCATCTCCTCGCCGACGCGAGCAAGAAGACCGTGAACGCGCCGGTGCTCATCACCAATGACAAGGACGCCGCCGCGTTCTTCGGGCCCGACACCACCGGATACACGATCCCTGCCGCCATCGCCGCCATCCTGGCCCAGGGCGCCGGCCCCATCGTGGTCGTGAACGTCTTCGATCCCTCCAGCCCCGCCCACCAGACCACGGGCAACCCCGATCCGTCCAAGGTGGGCGCGGCCGACATCATCGGCACCACCAAGGGCGACGGCACCCGCACCGGCCTCATGGCGATGCTGGACGTGAAGCCGACCTATGGCTTCGCCCCGAAGCAGCTCATCGCCCCGGGTTACACCGGCCTGACCGGCGTGATGGGCCAGCTCGACTCCATCGCCACCAAGCTCAGGGCCATCGCCTACGTCGATGCCGCGACCGGCCTCTCCCCGGCCCAGGCCATCGCCGCCCGCTCCACCACCCTGAACACCTCCAGCAAGCGCATCATGATCTGCTACCCGGCTGTGAAGGCTGTGGACGGCAGCGGGAACACCGTGCTCCGCCCGATGTCTCAGTTCGTGGCCGGTGCCTGCGCCGCCAAGGACATCGAGAAGGGCTACTGGTGGTCCCCCTCGAACACCGAGATGAAGGGCGTCGTCGGCCTGGAGCGCCCCATCGACGGCAGCTTCCAGGACATCAATGCGGACCTGAATCTGCTGAACGCGGCAGGCATCATGACCACCTACTCCGGCTACGGCACCGGCTACCGCGTGTGGGGCAACCGCTCCGCCGCCTACCCCGGCAGCTCCGACCCCGACACCTTCATGGCCGTCCGGCGCACCGCCGACGTGATCGAGGAGAGCCTGGAGCTGGCCTGCTTCCAGTATGTCGATGCCCCGATCACCCAGGCGCTCGTGGACCAGATCCTCGACGACGCGAACGCCTTCCTGCGCGTCCTGATCGGTCGCGGAGCCGTGGTCGATGGCAAGGCCTTCTTCGACGCCGCGAAGAACCCCTCGAGCCAGCTCGCCGGTGGCCACCTGACCCTCGGCTATCGGTTCATGCCTCCGGCCCCGCTGGAGCGCCTGACGTTCGAGGCCTACCTCGACGTGAACCTCTACAGCAACGCGATTAAGTAAGGAGAAGCCATGGCGATCCGCGTTAAGCAGCTCACGAACTGCAACCTCTACGCCGCCGGCGGGAGCTACCTGGGGGCCATGGCCTCTATCACGCTGCCCGACGTGAAGCACAAGGCCATCGAGCACAAGGCGGGCGACCTGATCGGCACCCCCAAGCTCCCCGGCGCGATGGAGCCTCTCACCGCCGTCATCAAGATGAACGGCATGTATGAGGACTTCCACGCCCTGACGGCCAACCCGAACAAGACGGTGAGCCTGATGGTCCGGGCGAACCAGAAGTCCAGGGACGGCTACGGCAACACGACCGACGAGCCCGTGGCGGTCTACCTGCGCGGCTGGTTCTCTGGCCGCAAGGTCGGCGAGCTGAAGTCCAGTGAGGGCTCCAACCCCGAATACACGATGGAGGTGACTTACTACCGCCTCGTGGTCAACTCCGCCGATGTCGAGGAAGTGGACATCGAGAACAGCATCCACCGCGTCGGCGGCGAGGACATCCTCGCGGCCTTCCGCGCCAACCTCGGCATCAGCTAGGCCGAGCCCTGAAACGCCCGCCCGGGGTCGTCCTGGGCGGGCCTCTTCCACACGATCCCCATGAGGAAGGAACCGATGAGCACCGAACCCATCACCATCGACCCCACCACCACGGCCGCCGCTGTCGCCGCCGCCAGGACCTATCCCATCGAGTTCACCCTGCCCGTGAGCGGCAAGAGCGCCCGCATCACCCGGTCCCTGAAGGGCCGGGACATCGTGAGCGCCGACCGGGTGGCGGGGAAGGGGGCACCCGAATCGGAGCGTGGCATCGCCCTGATCGCCCCCGTGGTCCAGATCGACGGCAAGCCCGCCGTCTACGAGGACCTGCTGGACCTGGAGCTGGAGGACCTGCTCCTCGTGATGGAGAAAGGCCAGGGAAACTCCCCTACGTCCACCCTGAAGGGCTGATTCAGCTCTCGAGGTGGGCGGGCTGGACTTACCGCGAGGTCATGGACCTCGACCTTGACGAGGCGGCCTACTGGCTTGAGATCGCCGCCGACATCGCAGAACGAGAATCCCAAGAGGCAGCGACCGAATGACCGACTTCAAGTTCCAGATGTTGATTGCCGCCCGGGAGGAGCTGTCGAAGGCAGCCGGGCGGGCGGGCGAGGCCATGGGCCAGCTCGAGAAGAAGTTCGACCGGCTGCGTAACGCTTCCGAGAAGCTCAACGCGGCTGGTCGAAGCCTCTTCACCGCCGGCGCCGGCCTCCTGGCTGGCGTGGGCCTGGGTGTGAAGGCCTTCAGCGATCTCGAGCAGTCCGAGGTGTCCCTGAAGAATGTCCTGGGCACCGTGGACGGCATGGACAAGCACTTCGACAGCTTGAGCCAGAAGGCCCTCAAGCTCGGGAACACGCTGCCCGGCAGCACGAAGGACTTCTACGACCTGATCGTGGCCCTCCGTAAGGGCGGCCAGGAGGCGGGGGTCATCGACGGCGGGCTCCTGGAGGCCACCGCGAACCTGAAGGTCGTCCAGCGCCTCACCTCCGAGATCGCGGGCGAGGGCATGGCGACCACGGCCAACGCCTTCCACCTGACGGGCCAGGAGGCCATCAAGTTTGCCGACATCCTGAACCGGACGGCGAACAGCTCCCGGCTCAGTGTGCCAGGCCTCTTCGAGGCGATGAAGTATGCCGGCAGCTCCGCCCGGATGCTGGGCTGGGAGGGCCTGGACACCGCTACGCAGATGTCTACGGTCATGGGTGCCCTCTCGAAGACCGGCATCGACCCCTCTCAGGTCGGCACGGCCATCAGTCAGGGCGTCGAGCACATCGCCCGGATCAAGACTCGCCTCTCCGCGAGCCGAGGGGCTCTGTGGGGCGAGGCCGGGGACCTCCTGCGCTCGAAGGGCATCTCCCTGGACTTCTTCGACGAGAAGGGGGAGATGAGCATCCCCCGCATGGTCGCCCAGCTCGAGAAGCTCAAGGGCCTGACCAAGGAGCAGCGGCTCCTCGTCGGCACCACCCTCTTCGGCGCCGAAGGCTCCCGGCTGGCCCTGGTTGGCACTTCCGAGTTCAATCAGCAGGCCAAGCTCCAGCTCCAGCGCGAGCACCTAAACGAGCAGGTCAAGCGCGAGACTCAGACCCTCGCCGGGCGCCTGGAGAACACCTGGGGCACCTTCTCGAACGTCGCCGGCCGGTTCTTCGCCCCGGTGGCCGAGGGCCTGAAGAAGGTCCTGAACCGGGCGAACGAACTGCTGGAACGCTTTGACGACTGGCAGAAGGCGAACCCCAAGATCGCGGCCGGCCTCGTCTCCATCATTACGGGCTTCGGGATGCTCCTGGCCGTGGGCGGGGGCTTCATCCTCTTCTTCGGGAAGGTTTTCAGCCTCATCACGAGCCTCGCCCCGGCCCTCTCCTGGCTGGGCACCTTCCTGTCCACCGGCCTCTGGCCCGCCCTCGTGTCCTGCGGGAAGGCGGTTTGGGCACTGGGTGCGGCCTTCATGTCCACCCCTATCGGCTGGATCACGGCTGCCATCGTGGCCCTCATCGTCGTCGGCATCGTGCTCTGGAAGAACTGGGACCGGATCGCCGCGTGGTTCAAGAAGACCTTCCCGGGCGTCTCGGCTGCCTTCGGCGAGGCCTGGGCACAGATGAAGGCGGCCTGTGCCCAGTTCTGGAACACCCTCAAGCCGCTCCTCTCTACCCTCTGGGAGCAGGGAAAGGCGGCCTTCGCCGCCCTGTGGAAGGCCATCCAGCCCCTCGTGCCCCTCTTTGCGAAGCTGTGGGAGATCGCCAAGCCCTTCGTCCTGGTCCAGCTCAAGATCGTGATCGGGGCGCTCCTGCTCCCCGTGATCGCCGCCGTGGCCGGCCTGTTCGTCTTCGTGAAGGTGCTCACCCAGATCGTCCAGTGGGCGAACATCGCCATCGGAGCGGTCGGCAAGATCCTCAGTTTCTTCACGGCCTTCTTTGGCCCGTCCTTCAAGGCCGGCGTGGGGCTCCTGGAGGCCTTCACCAAGGGCATCGTCTCCGTCGCCATGAAGCCCGTCGAGGCGGTCAAGTCGGTCGTGACGAAGCTCCGGCGCTTCCTTCCCTTCAGCCCGGCCAAGGAGGGCCCGCTGTCGGACATCCACAAGCTGCGCCTCTTTGAAACCATCGCCGAGTCGATGAATCCACGAGCCCTCGTCGAACGAATGGCGAGCGCGGCCTCCATGGTGCGCGGCCTCGCCCCCAGGATCATCGGCGGCGGCCTCGCTGCGGGCGGCGGCCTCGCCATGGCGGCCACCGGCGCCCGGGGCGGGATGCAAGTCGTCATCCATGTCGATGCCCGTGGCTCGGCCCCCGGCGTCGAGCTGAACGTCGAGAAGGCCATCCTCAAGGCCGTTCCCCTCATTAAGCGAGAGCTGGAGCGGGCGAGCGGCAGCGACTCCCGCAGGAGGTTCTAGTGAGCTGGGGCAGCATCGGAAACCTGACCTTCGGCCTCATGGCCGGTCCCACGGACTTCCAGGACAAGCAGGAGGTGGAGCTGGCGGAGCACCCCGTCGTCGGGGGCAAGACCCGGCTCCAGCTCACGGGCCTGAAGCCCGAGGAGATCACCCTCCAGATCACGCTCCATACCTCCACCACGGAGTCTCCCGAGGCGGATTTGCTCTACCTGAAGGCCTGCATGGAGTCTGGCGAGGTCCTAGACCTGGTGCTCGGCCGCCATGATTCCGGCGTCTACGCCGGGAAGTATGTCCTGGCGGGGATCGACCACCAGAGGGCCGAACAGTGGCCGAATGGCAAGATCCGCCACGCCACGGCCACGATCCGGCTCAGGGAATGGGTGAAGCCCCCTGATCTCGTCGTCTCCAGTCGGAAGACCCCGCCCACGGGCATCAAGTCGAAGACCGGGGCAGGGAAGGGCCTGTCGCCTGCGGTCCAGTCGAAGATCGTCACGAACAAGGACGGCGTGAGCGTCACGGAGGTCGGGAAGTGAGCGCGAAGGAATACTTGATCCACACGACCGGCCCGGCTGACCGCTGGGACTCCCTGGCGGATCTCTACTACGGCGACCCGACACGCTACGAGCCTATCGCCCGGGAGAATCTGAACCTGGGCTTCCCCGCGATCCTGCCCGCGAACGTCAAGGTCCGCATCCCCATCCTGGAGGAGGAGACGACCACCGACGCCTCGCCCCTGCCCCCCTGGAGGATTTCCTGATGGCGAAGACCAACCCGGCCACCTTCCGCTGCCGCATCGCTGGCCCCAAGGAGATGCTGGCGCCCGGTGAGATCAAATACGGCATGGGCGAGAAGTGGCTGCACCGCTGCGTCGGCTGCCGCAAGCTCATCGGCCTGCCCGGCCTCAAGGTGGACGGCCACGCGAACGCCCCCACGGTCACGCCTGCGATCAAGTGCCCCCTCTGCGGCACGAAGACCACGATTAAGGCGGGGAGCCTGGAATGGAGCTGATCGACAAGCCCATCGCCCAGCTCCTCGTGAACCACCGGGACGCGACCGGGTATTTCGACCCCTGGCTGATCGAGATCGCCTACCAGGACCACCTGGAGGGCGAGAGCGACGGTCTGGAGGTCAAGCTCGACAATTCCGAGGGCCGCTGGATGAACCAGTGGTATCCCGTGAAGGGGACCTCCATCGAAGCTGCGCTCGGCTACGAAGGCCGCCCCCTCCTCTCTACCGGCGTCTGCCAAGTCGATGAGATCGAGCTGGATGGCCCGCCCGATGTCGTGACCATCCGAGCCCTAGGCGCGGGCAACATGACGGCGCTCCGCACCTCCAAGTCCCGGGCCTTCGAGGGCAAGAGCCTCCGGTCCATCGCCTACGAGGTGGCCTCCTACCACAGCCTCACCCTCGTCGGGGAGGTGCCCGATGTCCGATGGTCCCGGGCCACCCAGCACCGGGAGACGGACCTCGGCTTCCTGAACCGGATCGGAGCCGAGCACGGCATCGTCTTCAGCGTGAAGGGCGATAAGCTCGTGTTCCATGACCTCTTTGCCCTGGAGAAGCTCCCCAAGGTCCTCTCCCTCACCCCGGCCGACATGACGAGCTACCGCTTCCGCGAGAAGGTCGTCGTGAGCGCCACCGAGGCCAGCTACTTCGACGGCACCACAAAGGAGCTTCGCTCCACGACGGCCACGATGCCCGAAAATCCGCACCCCGACCGCCACAAGGTTCGGCGCCGCACCGAGAGTAAGGCCCACACCCAGCGGCTCGCCCAGGCCGCCATGCACGTCAAGAAGTCCTGGGAGAGGGACGCAACCCTGACCCTGCCCGGGAATCCCCAGCTCGTCGCCGGCTGCAACCTGGAGCTGACGAAGTTCGGCGTCCTGGATGGCCTATGGCTGATCCGCGCAGCCCGGCACAGCATCACCCGGGGGGAAGGCTACAGGACCGAACTGGAGGTCAGGCATGTCGCAAGCTGAACCCAAGCCCGCCTGGAGGCGCGGCATCGTCATCGCGGTAGACGGGGCCAAGGCCAAGCTCCGCGTCCGGCTCCCCGACGAGGACAACATCATCACAGACTGGCTCCCGATGGCCGTCCCCTTCGCCCTCGGCGCCAAGGTCTACTGGCTCCCCAGGGTGAGTAGCCAGGTGGTCGTCCTCCTGGACGAGAACGGCGAGGACGGAATCGTTCTCGGCGCCCTATATTCGACCCCAGATCCCGCCCCCGTCTCCGACCCGAAGCTGTTCTACGTGGAGACTGAGGACGGCACGAAGATCAAGGTGGACCCCACGGCCTCCACCGTGCTCATCGACACCCCCGGGGATGTGACGGTTCACGCCGGGCGCTCCATCACGGCCACCGCCGGGCAGAACATCGACGCCACCGCCACGGGCCACATCAACGCCACCTGTGCCACAGCCCAGGTCCAGGCCTCCGGTCGTGTGGACCTCAAGGCCCCGATCACCCGCGTCTCGGGCCTGCTCCAGGTAGACGGGCCCCTGCTCGCCAATGGGGGGATCGGTGTAGGGAACGAAGCCCTCGACTCGAACGGCTCGGTTCCCGGCAAGCTCCGCGTCCAGGGGACCATCAAGAGCGACACCGACCTGCTCTCCGTTGGCCGGAGCTTCAACGCCCACACCCACACGGCCCAGGGGAGCAACGCCGTCACCACCGTCCCGAATTAGGGCGCACCACTCCGCACGTCACGAGGCCCGGATCCGCTCCCGGGCCTTTCGTTTTCACCAGGGCAAATAGAGAACCCTGGGCCCCTCTTCCACGCTGGAAACATGGCCTACGACCTCCCGGCAGTCCCCTACTGGCAGCCTGCGCTCGGCGTGTCTGGTGCCGTTGTCACCGGCATCGACGAGCTTTCGCAGGCCATCAAGATCATCCTGAGCACCCCCAAGGGAACCATCCCCCATCGCCCGGAGTTCGGCTGCGACTTGCTTGGGCTTGTGGATAACCCGCAGGTGGGCATGACCGCCAAGATCGTCCGGCTCGTCACCGACGCCATCGAAACCTGGGAGCCCCGGGTCAAGGTGTCCAGCGTCGAAGTGGATTCTTCAACCTATGGCGCATCAACGCTCCGCGTCTACTGGTATCCGAAGGGCACCACGGACGGCACGAAGCAGTCCACCGAGCTGGTCTACCTGACGACCGACATGGAAGGCGCCCCTGGTGGAGCTGCGCCGCTCGACGAGAGCGGAATCATCCCCACGACGAACCTTCCGGGCGTGGTTCTGGCGGGCAAGACCATCGACGTTCCTGCGTCGGCAGATGGAGGCGAGATCAAGTGAGCGAAACCGGCACCAGCACCAGCACCGACTACATCCCCACCAGCCAGCTCGGCGTCCCCGGCGGCGTGGCCCCCCTTGATGCGGCCTCCCTGGTCCAGATCAAGAATCTGCCCCAGGTCGTTACGAGGCAGGCCCAGGTGGACATCCCCACCCTCATCGACGGAGGTGAGATCGTATGAGCGTCCTTCGTGACCTCCGCCTGAAGCGCGGCCTGTGGGCCCGTCTCCTGGCCGTTGCCCTCCGCCCTGGAGAGCCTGCCGCCGTGTGGGACGACCCCCTGAACCCCCAGCTCGCCATCGGCGACCGTGACGGCATCCCCCGCCTCGTGGTCGGCAAGGCCCATACCCACCCCGACTCCGACCTCCAGGCTATCGGCTGGGACAAGATCACCGGCAAGCCCGCGAGCTATCCGGCCACGGCCCACGGCCACCCCATCAGCGACGTGACGGGCCTCCAGTCGGCCCTGGATTCCAAGAGCAACGTCGGGCACACCCACGACTTCACGGCCGCCTTCGCCCCGATCAGCCACCGGCACCCCTGGAGCCAGCTCGACAGCGTTCCGAGCACCTTCCCCCCGCCCGTGGCCTCGGCCAGCACCCTCGGCGGCGTGAAGGTGGGCTCCGGCCTCAGCATCGACGCGCAGGGCTCCCTCTTCGTCTCCTACGCCTACGTTCTGCCGGCCGCCACCGGCTCTACGCTGGGCGGCGTCAAGATCGGGGCGAACATCACCATCCAGGCTGACGGCACGATCTCCGTGGCCGCGCCCTACGTCCACCCCTCCGGCGACGGCCTCAGTCATGTCCCTGCCACCGGGACCACGAACGACGGCGCCGTCCTGAAGGCCGGGGCCACGGCCAATTCTTCGGCCTGGGGCTTCGTGGCCTGGAGCGAGGTCACTGGCAAGCCCTCCACCTTCTCCCCCAGCGCCCACTCCCACGACGATACAGACCTGACCGGCATCGCCTGGACCAAGATCACCGGCAAGCTCATCGCCAGCAACATGCAGACCGGCCTCCTCTCGGCCGCCGACTGGGCCACCTTCAACGGCAAGCAGGCCGCGCTCGGCTACACCCCCGTCAACCGGGCCGGTGACACCGGCATGACCGGCGCCTTCACCACCACCGGGAAGATGACCGCCGACAGCTTCGAGTCTACGGGCGCCGGGACCGGGATCGTGCTGAAGGACCTGACCAATGGGAACTGCTACAAGCTCTACGTGGACGGCGGCAACCTCAAGATGGTCCAGGTGTAGGCATGAGCACCTACTCCACCACCATGGGGCAGTCTTGGGGGAATCCCGCGTGGGCCCAGTCCTGGGGCAATCCCACCTGGACCATCACGCGGCCGAGCCCGGTGACGACCATGGCATCCCCCTACATGGTCGAGGTCAAGGACCATGTGCCGCCAGCCGCCGAGGCGCCCAAGACGGTCAACAGCTCCACCTTCTTCAACAGCACTTCGGGCGCCTACGGTGTCCCCACCGTGACCGCCGCCGCCGCCTACGCCCAGGACGGCGCCAATGGTTGTTGGTTCCGTGGCGCTTCCGTCTGTGGATGCCAGTCCGTATGCGCCTGCGATAACCAATGCACCTGTAATCAGGTCTGCACTTGCGACCAGCAATGCACCTGTAATCAGGTCTGCACCTGCAACCAGCAATGCACCTGCAATCAGGTCTGCACCTGCAACCAGGTCTGCACTTGCTACGTATACACGTCTTGGTCGTGTGAAGTCCACTGTGGATCATCTGACAGGTAGGCATGATGACGCACATTCCAAGCGGTTTTTCCCAAATCGGTGACAATGTTTTCCTGGTTCAGGTGGACGACCCCGAGCGCGTTATCGCCTTCGCGCCCCTCTTGAGCATGGCCCGGCTCCTGACTCCGGAGGAGGCGGCGGACCCCGAGGCATGCCGCGCTGCGCTCTCGGCCGAGGGCTTCTTCCGCCCCGCCACCATCCCCTTCCCCGAGGAGCCCAGCCAAGCCCCCTTCGACATCGAGGACCGCTCTGGCTTCAGTATCGGCCTCACAAGCGCCTGCAATCTTCGATGCTCCTACTGCTACGCGGACGGCGGGGACCACTCCGCTGTCATGAGGCCCGAGGTCCTGGACCGGATCTTGCGCCACATCGAGGCGGCCTATCAGCGCCACGGGAAATGCGCCGTCACCTTCATGGGGGACGGGGAAAGCATGGTGGCCGCCGGCATGCTCTTCGCGGCCTGTGATCGGCTGCGGGCGTCGTGCCCCGAGATCAGGCTGAGTCTCGTCACCAACGGGACACTCCTGACTCCGGAGAGCGCCCGGCGCCTCGCCGGCCTCGGGATGAGCGTCCAGGTGAGCTATGACCCTGGAGAGGACACCCGACCCCACGCGGACGGCTCCAGCTCCCTCCCGGCCGTCCGCGCCGGCCTGCGGATGCTGGAGGAGGCCGGCATCATCCCGACCATCCGGTCCACCATCACCGGGGAGGCGGCCCACCGAATGCCCGAAATGGTGCGGGACGTGGCCCTCTATTCCCCCTCCACCAGATACCTGATGCTCGAGGCCGTGGGCCGGTGCGGACGGACGGACGAATCCGCGAGCGATGAGGCCTTCGTCGCGCCGTTCCTTGAGGCCGTGGCCGTGGCGAAGGAGCACGGGATCGCCCTGCGGTCCTCCGGATGGTTCGGGGGCATCCAGTTCCGGAATGCCTTCTGCGCCACCTTCCTGCCCAGCGTGAGCTTCACGCCCACCGGCCTCATCACGGCCTGCACCAGGGCGTCCAGGCTGGACCAAACCGACTACACGGCCGGGTATATCTTCGGATTCTTCGACCCGGTGCGGAAGGAGTTCCGCATTGACCAGGAGAAGGTCCTCGCGCTGCGCGAATCGGCCACGGTCTTCTCGCAGGAGCGTTGCGCTGCCTGCCCCGCCCGCTGGCATTGCGCCGGGGGATGCCCGATCAAGCGGGACAGCGGGGAGGACACCTGTGCCCTCATGTTCGCCTTGTTCAAGGTCCAGCTCCTCGAAGACTGCCTTGCCGGCAAGCTGGCCGGCCCCCGCTGGGAGAAGGTCATGGGCTCCCCCTACCGCGAGGCCCAAACCATCCCCTTCCCACTCGTGACCATCGTGGGGCTCGCCTGGGCCGGGCTGTCGGCCAACATGAACGACCTCGCAACCTCTTCCAACGCTGGATCCCCTGAGTAGTGAGGACCTCACATGAGCGTGAATACCCTGACCCCTCCCGCCTTCGTTGAGACGAGCCCCGGCCTCCTGGTCGAGCAGCTCGTCCAGCTCTACCAGACCGTGACCGGGAAGACCCTCTACCCGGCGCAGATCGAGCGCCTGCTGGTGGACTTCCTCGCCTACCGAGAGAGCCTCGTCCGGCAGGCTATCCAGCGGAGCGCCGAGCAGAACCTCGTGGACTTCGCTAACGGCGACCGCCTCGAGGCCCTGGGCCGCCTCGTGGGCGTGAACGGCCGGCTTCCCGCCGTGGCCGCCTCGACCACCTGGACGATCACCCTCCAGACGGTCGATACCGTCGCCACGACCTTCGCCAAGGGCTTCCGGGCTGCCGCGCAGAACGGCTCGATCTGGCAGACCACCGCTGACGTGGTGATCCCCGCCGGCCAGCTCTCGGCCGCCGTTATGGCCCAGGCTCTCGTCCCTGGCGACGTGGGCAACGGGATCCCGAGCGGGTCTTCCTTCTCCCCCCTGTCCGGCACGGCCACGATCACGTCCGCCAGCATTTCCAGCGGCGGGTCCGACGCCGAGACGGATGACCAGCTCCGGGGTCGGATCCTCCTGGCCCCCTTCGGGTTCTCCGTGGCCGGCTCCGAGGGCGCCTACAAGTTCCACGCGATGAGCGCCCACAGCTCGATCATCGACGTGGCCGTGCTCAACCTGGGGTCGGGCATGGTCGGCGTCTACCCGCTCTGCGATGATGGTCTGCCCTCCACGGCGGTCAAGAACGCTGTGACGGACGCCCTGTCCGCCGAGACGGTGCGCCCCCTCTGCGACATCGTGGACGTGAGCGACCCGACCCGCGTGGCCTACACCCTGGAGGCGAACGTCACGACCTATGCGAGCGCCCTGACCGACAAGGTGCTGGACGCCGTGAACGCCGCCGCCCTGGCCTACTGCAAGGACCGCGCTGCCGGTCTGGGCCGGGACCTCGTTGGCTCCCAGGCCATCAAGGCGCTGTCGGTCGAGGGCGTCTACAGCGTCCAGCTCTTGAACTGGACCGACCGGGTGCTGGCCTCGAACGCCTGGGCGGACGGCACCGTGTCCATCCACTTCTCCGGGAGCCAGAATGGATAGCGTCACCGCCTCGCTGATCCCTCGGGGAATCCTCGACGAACGGAACGTGGGCCTCGCCTCGGTCATCGACCGGCTCGACGACGTGCCGATGTCGGCCCTGGATCAGCTCTACGACCCGACCGTGTGCCAGGAGGGGGCGCTCCCCTTCCTGGCTCGGCAGCTCGGCGTCTACGACATGGAATGGGTGCTCGCTGCGACGCCGGCCGCCCGGCGCCGGCTGGTCCAGAACGCCATCGCCCTCCAGAAGCTCCGGGGCACCCCCTGGGCCCTGAAGCGAGCCCTGGAGGTGGTCGGCTGGCCCGGCCTCGTCATCCAGGAGCGCACGAGCACCTGGGCGTCCTTCAAGGTGACGCAGCCCCTCTGCGGCAAGCCGATGACGGACGCAGACCTCGCCCTGCTCCTGCCCACCATTGAGGCGTGGAAGCCGGCCCGCTGCATCCTGGACAGCATCGAGCTGGGCGTCACCTTCGAGTCGAGCGTCTCCGGCAAGGGTCCGCGCCACGATGGGACCTATCACCACGACGGCGCGATCAAATACGAGGGCTTGGTCCTGGACACCATCGACCACTTGAAGGTCGGCCACACGACGCCCTCGGTGCTCATCCCCATCGCGGACATACAGCACCTCCAGACACAGAAGATCATCCACTTCAAGGTGACGACGGGACAGGCGAACGGCCTGGACATCGACGCCTACTCGATCCACACGGCCGCCGACACGCTGATTGCTGCGGCCTCCGCCCCCACCGTGACCAAGACCTCGGCCGTGAGCCTGGACGTGGTTTGGACCCTGAACATCGTGTAAGGAGCACCTCATGACCGCGATCACCGAAACCGCCACCTGGGCCGCCAGCATCACCCAGCTCGAAACCTCGGACTTCGTGCTGGGCGGCGACGCTGGCCCGGATAACCGGGCGCTCACCCAGCTCGCCAACCGGACGGGCTACCTGAAGGCCGAGGTGGAGAAGCGGTCCTTGCTCGGCCACAGCCACGGCATCTCGGACGTGACCGGGCTCGCGGACGCCCTCGCCAACCGTTCCATGCTCGGGCACGCCCACGGGATCGGAGACACGACTGGCCTCCAGGCTGCCCTCGACGCGAAGGCCCCCTACAGCCACCAGCACCAGATCGCCGACACCACCGGCCTCCAGTCCGCCCTGGACAGCAAGGCGGCCATCTCCCACATCCACGGGATCGGGCAGGTGACGGGGCTCTCCGACGCCCTGGCCGCCCGCAGCCTGAACGGCCACGGCCACGGTATCGCCGACGTGACCGGGCTCCAGGCCGCGCTCGACTCCAAGGCTCCCTCCTCCCACGGCCACAGCCAGGACCAGATCGCCGGGCTCGTCGTCACCTTGCAGGGCAAGAGCAACGTGGGCCACAGCCACGCGACCGCTGACGTGGCCGGCCTGGACTCGGCCCTGAACCTGCCCAACCGGATCGCCATCCGGTGCGGTGTCATCGCCCACGGCGGCCAGATCCCCCTCCCGCAGTTCCCCGATGGCACCGTGGCGACGGCCGATCAGGTGCGCGGCATCATCGTCTCGATGCACGACGCGACCTATGGATCCGGCTCCGAGGCCACCGACCGCTCCCCGTATTGCTGGTATGACGGGAACCGGATCGTCACCTGCGGCGTGGTCATCACGGCCGGCGGCGGCGGGGCCAATCGAACCGGCTGGGGCTCCGCGAACTACATGATCCTCGCCACCCGGTAGGCGCTCACCCTGCCCCCTTGTTCATGATTCGTGAACAGCGAAGGCCCTGGGACACCACCCGGGGCCTTCGCTTTTTCCGCGAAAGATGTTGAAAACCGTGTACATTTAGGGCGAAACTTTCGCGTATGGAACCCCACTTTGGCCTTGAGACGCAAGGCGGCGACTTCACCCGGCTTCTGGATGCCCTGTTTCTTGAGCACTCCGAGAAGACCCGGGAGGACTACGGCCGCGACCTGAAGGCCTTCGCCCTCTGGCTGGGTGCCCCCGATAGCGAGGTGGCCGCCCGAGCCCTCATCTCCGCCGGACCCCTGCGCGGGAATGCCATGGTGCTCCACTTCCAGGACGCCCAGGAGGCCCTGGGCCTGTCCCCTGCGACCCGCGCCCGGCGGCTGGCTTGCCTCAAGCAGCTCGTGGGCAAGGCCCGGATCCTGGGCCTGTGCTCCTGGCGCATCGAGATCAAGGCGCCCCGCGTCCAGTCCCTCCGCGACACCCGTGGCCCCGGCATGGAGGCCGTCGCCGCCATCCTGGAGCAGGCCGCGAAGGAGAAGGGCCCGCTCGGCTCCCGTGACCGGGCCATCGTTCGCCTCCTCTTCGACCTGGGCCTCCGGCGGGGCGAGGTGGCTGGCCTGGAGCTGAAGCACATCGAACGCGGTGCCCGCCCGGCTGCCTGGATCCGACGAAAGGGCGACAGCGAGCGGACCCTCCTGAGCCTGCCCAGGGCTACGGCCGCCGCCCTGGAGGACTGGATCGAGTGGCGGGGCGAAGCGGCCGGCCCCCTCTTCGTGCGCCTGGACGGCGCCGAGGCCAAAGCCTCTCTCACCGGGCGAGCCGTCCACATGGTCGTCCGCCGCCTTGGCCTCGCCTGCGGGGTTCGGACGTGGCCCCACGGGCTGCGCCACACGGCCATCACACACGTCCTGGACATGACGAACGACATGAGGGCCGGGCAGAAGTTCGCCGGCCACAAGAGCATCGCCACGACGCAGATTTACGACGACCACCGGCAGGACCAAGCTGGTCACCTCGCCGAGGGGCTGGCTGATGACCTGGATCGGTTCACGAGGAGGAGAGCATGA